GCAGTGGAATTTCAGGAGTTCCTATTGCTTCTCTAAGTGCCAAAGGTGCTTCTGATATAGCTACCTCATTAGTCGGTGGAGCTAAGATTGCAAAATGGGCCAATAGAGATGAAACTTGGTTGGCTAAATGTATCGCTACTGCTTATGAAAAACTACTTGAAAAAGCTCCCAATCTATTAAATGGTGGTATGAAGTTGTGCCCGCCTCCTTCTGGGACTAAAGGTAGTGCTACTATGTTAATCGGTGTTGGTAATATGTTAGCTTATAGATTGGCGGCTTGTCAGAGAGAAGAAGCTAACGAAGACGATATTAATAAAATGGTAGAGATTTGTCAGAGACATTTTTCTAATCCATTAGATGGTAATTTTTCCGGTCCAACTAAGCGAAGTGGAATGGGAGCATTTTCCGCAGATTACTTCGCTGATTTACAAGTAGATAAGCATGAAAATATACCTACTAAGCTCGTCAATTTGTTCTCGGTATCCACATTCAATTTGTCTAAATTGCCTGTGGAGAAAAAGGAAGTTGCTCCAAAGGTTCCAAAAGAGAAAACTCCAAGAGTACCCAAAGGGAAAGGCAGCAAGAAAAAGACTAAAGACGACGAGCCGATTAGTTTTGACGGACCTGATGCTGTCATAGTAACTGAAGAACAAAAGATTAAAGATATAACTTGGGATGAAGAGGTAACACAAGAAGGGGATGCTCCGTGGGAGCAAGACGTTTAATAAATAATTATTAGGATAATCATGGACTACTTCGTTAGTGACACTCATTATAATCATTCAAATATCATTACATATTGCAAACGTCCATTTGCTGATGTAGCTGAAATGAATAAAGCGTTAGTTAAAAATATTAATGATAAAGTTGGTGAAAATGATACTCTTTATCATTTGGGTGATTTTGCGATGGGAGGAAAAGCTTCTGCTAGAACATTTCGTGAACAGTTGAAGTGTAAGAATATTGTTCTAATATTTGGAAATCACGATAGATATTACGATAAAGATTTTTGTTCTTTATTTAGTAAAACGTATGATATCTATAACTATAGAGGATATGGTAAAAATATAATACTTTGTCACTATGCTCTAAAAGTTTGGAATCATTCAAGTCACGGTTCTTATTCTCTTTACGGACATAGTCACGGGACTCTTCCTGATGACCCACACTCATTTTCATTTGATGTTGGTGTAGATTGCCATAACTTCTCACCGTTATCAGTTCATGAAGTTGAAGATGTTATGAAAAGAACTAAAACATTCTATAAGCCAGTTGACCACCACAATTCAAGGACTCCATAATGGACAAACTTAAAATAGTTTCTAATATAATTGGCACATACTTTCAAAAAGGAGCTAGCTCTCCTAATGTTATAGCCAAAGAAATTCTAGACATTTTAGAAGAAGCTGAAAGAATTTCAAGTAAAATGAACGAACTAGAAAAAGATAAACGGGATTATGAAAAAAATTTCCGAAAACATATTCAAGAAAAGAATGATGAAATTTCTAGAATTCAGGCTTCCTGTAAACATCATTTAACTACTTATTATCCAGACCCTTCTGGTAATAATGATAGTTCTACTGAATGTAACATCTGTGGTAAGGAAGTATAAAATGTCACCTCCCAAAAAAAGTATATCTATTAGTCTAGCAATTGGCACTCAAGGAGAAAAGCTATTACAAAATGTTTTGGAAAAAGCTAATCTACCCAGCATATTGAATCCAGCTAAAAAAATGAAAGAAAAAAGAGAATGGGATGTGCAGGCGACATTCTATAATAAAGACACTGTCACTTTTGAAGTTAAATATGACCTGTATGCAGCTAAGTCCGGTAATATAGCTATCGAGTTTTTCAATTCCAAAAGTGGAACTCCAAGCGGTTTGACGGCTACTACAGCAGATATTTGGTGTCATGTTATTACTAATCCAATGTCAATCTGGTTAACTAGTGTAACTAGCCTTAAAAAGTTTTGTGAAGAAAATAAACCTTTTAAAACTATTACTGCTGGTGGAGACGATAACTCTTGCATGTATCTTTATAAACAGGACTTTATACTTGATTCAATATTTCATCGTATAGATGATATGGAACCTGTATCTATAAGAGAATTAATAAATATTCTAAGGAGTAAAAATGAGATTCTTTAAACGAAAAGAAGAGAAAAAAGAAGAAGTAAAACAGGATGAGCGAAGTAGTTTCACTTTCAATGGGTGTACTCTATCACTCTTATTCTCTAAAGATAAAAATGTAAAAGTGGTTTGTGGTTGGCCAGAATATAATTCTAAAGAACAGTTAGTAACTATTGCTCAAGATTATTCTAAATTAGTTATTAACTTCTTTCGGGAAGAGATGCTTCAATATATAATTCCATCCATCACTAATCAAGGAAATAGAACCGGGTCTCAAGAATTAGTTCAAACTATGTTTGGGATGATGGAAAATATGTTGGTTGAAAGAAAGAAGAAATTAGCAGAAGAAGTTAATAGTCCATTAATAAGCCCTTTAGCAGTTTTTAAAGTGAGAGGATAATATGACTAATTCGGACGGTGATGATGTTATTGATTATAATTATGAAAGAATTTGTGACTTAAAAGTCGAAATCAATACTCTTAATAAATTAGTTACTAAATTATTAATTGGTAGAAAAGTAAAGTTGAGTAAAATTTATACCATCAAGCATGAATATCTTCCGGAAGAAGATGCTACAGTTAAATCTGTTGATTCTTATGGAAACATTTTTTGCAATGTTGAATCTGGGGAAAGAGTTATTAGTTTATGTGATATTGATGAGATATTATGATAGAAGCCAAAATAATATGTGATAGTGTGAATCCTTCTGGTAATAGGTTAACAAGCTTTCTACTCACATATCCTAGAATGGTTCATGGCGAAATGATGACTCACAGAATGTTTTCTCGTAATGCGTCTTCATCTCGCGCTCGTCCAGTCACACATCTAATTCAAGAAGCTGAATCTTCACCAGCTATGCCTATGTTTTGGGGTAAAAACCAAAAAGGTATGCAGGCAATGGAAGAACTAACTGGAATAGATAAAGAGTTAGCTATACAATGTTGGAATCAGTCTCGTATGGAAGCGGTACGCTATGCTAAATTATTGAACCAGCTCAATCTTCATAAACAACTAGTCAATCGAATACTAGAGCCTTACACTCACATTACAGTTATATGTACTGCTACTGAATATGGTAATTTTTTTAATCTTAGAGCGCATATTGATGCTCAGCCTGAAATTCAGGAACTAGCATTTCAAATGTTGGGATGTTATCAAAATAGTGTTCCTAATCAATTGAAAGTTGGAGAATGGCATCTACCGTTCTCAGATAAATTTACAAAAGATTATCCAACAATAGATAAACTTTTAGAAGTTTGTACTGCCCGTTGTGCCAGATTGTCATATATGACATTTGATAATCAAATTTCTTATGAAAAAGATAAAGAATTACATAATAATTTGATTAAATCTGGACATATGAGTCCCTTTGAACATTGTGCAATCGCCCTTGACAAACCCGAATTCTGTGGTAACCTTAGAGGGTGGAAACAATATCGCAAGTTCTTACAAAACGAAAATCGTGTCGTCTTTGATAGTAAAACTATCATAAAATCTAGGAGTAAAATCCATGCTAAAAAAGAGAATTAAATGGGAAAAATGGAACAGCCCATTTGATGTTGAAGATGATGAAGATGATGAGGATACCGATAATTGGAAAAATAAAAATGTTAAGAAAGATACCCACATCAATCAAATGATTATCGGTCCAATGGGAATTATCCCAATCACAGAACACGGTAATCCTAGTAAATTGTATAATTTTTGGATGATGCATACTAACTTTAATTTGAGTGAGCCAGTCTGTAACACTTTAAATAAAGTGGACGGAATCGAAGGTTTAGATGTATTCACTAGATATAGAGCCAGATTAGCTTTTGGAAAATTATTTGAAGAAGAAGCTATTCAGGAAGAAATCGAAAAAGTTTTATGTGTTAATGACGACACCCAAAAGCCAAATCAGACTCCAATTCAGCAGCCCAAAAATCACCTCGATGCTATTAAACAGCAAATGCAAGCCAAATACAAACATTGGTTCATTGCTATCACAGAAAAGGAAGAAATAAAACTTTTTGGTAATGATAGTAAAGAAGTGGTTGAAAAAAAGTTATTGGAGTATCCAAATGCGCAAATTTGTAAATCTTGGTAAAAATGAAGAAAATGAAGATTTCGAGATTGAAGAAAAAGATTATAATTTTACTAGTATCTTAAATAAAAATGCTGCTCAAAATAGACGTATTTATTTATGGGGAGATGTTAATGAGGATAGTGCTATCTCAGTGATTTCTCAACTTCATTACTTTGCTGAAGAAAATGATAAGCCTATTCATTTAATTATACATAGTTGTGGAGGAGAGGTTGACGCAGAGCTATCAATTATAGACGAAATGATGGCTGTGCAAAATAGCGGAATCACAGTTAGTACAATTGTAACCGGGAAAGCTTATTCTGCCGCAGCCCTAATATTAATCATGGGGTCAATTGGATATAGATATGCTAGACCTAATTCAAGTATTATGCTACATCCAGTTTCTTACGGATTAGGACAAGATTATTCAGACTACCAAGAAAAGATGACGGCTTTTATTAAAGAAAAAAATAAAATAATAAATGAAATGATAGGTAAAAGAATGGGACTTAAGACTGACAAACAGATTAAAAAATTTGTATCAGATATGGATAAAGGTTTATGGTTAAACGCCGAGGAAGCAATCGAAAGAAGAATAATAGATAAAATTCTTGATACCGAACTTCCTAAAAACAATAAAGGAAAATTAAGTGTCAAAAACAATAACAAACGAAGAGTTCGAGCTAGCTTACAAAAATAGTGATAATATTAAACTGATTAATAGTGTTACTAGAAAATATTCTAAGCAAATAGATTATGATGATTTAATTGATTGCGGACTTCAGGCTTTATGGAACTGTCTAAAAAAACATGAGCCTGGAAGACAAAAGTTTACTTCTTCACTGTATAAATTTGTGAATTGGGAATGCCTTAGAAAATTAGAAGAAAAGAAAAGAAATATTAAAACTGTATCAATGGTAAATTTAAACGAAGATTACGATGAATCTCAAAGTAAATATGAAAAAGCTAAAAATGATGTTAAAAAAGAAATTTTGGATTATTTAGAATTGCTAAATAATGATGATAGAGAAATTTTAATAGACTATTACTATAACGGCATGACTATGGAAGAAATAGGGCATAAAAACGGTTTTAGTAAACAAACGGCCAAAAACAAAATTAAAAAAGCTTTAACCTTATTAAGAAAGAAATATGATGGATACTAAACAGTATGTAGCATTGATTCAAGATATTGTCCAATTGGGAACATCTAATGTTGACCCAAAATATACTTTAGCTGTAAAAATTTTAAATATAGTAAATGGACTATTAGCTAAAGAACATGTAGTAGAAAGTTTTGTGTTACTAGCAAATATTGCTAAGAATTTTAATAACACAGATGAAATTGATAAATTATTAAAATAAATTTGCAGGAAAAGGCACACCATGTTAAAAGTCGTTCTCAAAAAGTTTTCCACCGCCTCCCTTGTGGCTCTAACGTTAGTATTTTCGAGTGTAGGCAGTGCTTTCTCTGCTGATTTGGTTGTACCATCTCAAAAGATTGAAGGTAATTTAAGTGTTGAATCGGGTAAGGAAGTAAAATTAAATCTTTCTCCCATAGGAACTAAACCTCCTAATTATTCTAGTAACTCAGTAAGTTGGAAAGTATTTATTGTTAATAAAGACGGGTTGTTAACTAATAAAGATTTCAAAAATGATGGAAAATTTGTAACCTTTAATTCTACTGAAAATAAATATAAAGTCTTTGCTAGTGTAAGTTATTTATATCTATATACTGATAGATTAGGAAGAATAAATCAAGTATTAGTTTACAATAAACTATTTGACGTTGATATAACAGTTAAATCTTTGGAAACATTTCCTCAATTTATAACTAGAACTGTAAATGAAACTGTAAAAACGGAAACTAAAGCTTTAGCTGCCTCTAAATTAGCAGATTCGTTTGGTGGCATGTCAGCTAAAATTGCTGCCGGCACAGAATTAGATGTTGATAAAACGAAACAGGCTCTAGCTGATACTAAAGAAGCAAATAGACAAGCTTTAGCTAGTGTTAACGTTCCAGTAGCCGAGTGGGATGAGTTCTTTAATAAATTACAAGACTACCTATATCAACTTAAACTTGACGGTAAACTTAAGACAAAACAAGACTATGTAGATGTATTTAAAGGTATTTCTTCCGGTCTAAAAGAGGTGAAATGAAAATGTCAATTATGTTACAAAAAGACTATCAAACAGGACGTATTAAAGGTTGGTTAGGTGAAGATACCGCTAAATATCAATGGAATTTACTTAAAAATAGTAAATCTTTCAAAAGATTTCAATTAAGAAACGTGGTTGGTGCTGCCAGTAGACGTATGATGTTATTTGATATTACTCGAAAAGTTCTTGGTAAGGACACCGAAAACTATCCTCAAGAAATAGGCGACTGTGTCTCATTTGGTATGAAGAATGCGATTGAACATTTAATGTGTTGTGAAATTCTACTGAATGGCGAAAATGAAGTTTATACCAAAGTTTTCCCGCCATATATCTATGGAATTAGTAGAGTTGATATTGGTGGAAATCAATTAGGTTCGGAAGATGGTTCTCTTGGCTCATGGGCGGCAGATGGAGTTGTTAAATATGGAATCATTAATTCTGATGCCGAAGGTTTGCCTCCATATAGCGGTTCAGTAGCTAAATCTTGGGGAAGTTCTAATGGAAGCCAATATCTAAATAAATGGAAGCCTTTAGGACAAAAACATTTAGTTAAATCTGCTGCTAAAATTGATACTTGGGATAAATTATTGAATGCTATCTGTAATGGATATCCATGTACAATTGCTAGCAATCAAGGTTTTACCATGACTCCAGACTCAACTGGTTTTCACCAAGCTAGCGGAAATTGGGGCCACCAGATGTGCGGTCTACCTAATAGTGTAGTTAAATCAGAGTTAACATCTTATATTGAGGATGTGAAAATAGGGGATAATGTTTATGGTAATGATGGTGCTTTACATAAGGTAACGGAAGTGTTTCAAAGAGAGGTAGACGAAGAAATAGTTGTAATTAAGGCTAAAGGAGCATTAGCAATTAAGGTTACAAAAAATCATCCAGTGTTAATAATGAAAAACGATGAATGTAAATACACTAAAGAAGATGAAGATATTACTTTTGACTGGATAAATGCTGAAGATGTTAAAAAGGGAGACAAGGTTGTTTGCCCATTAATAAACTTATCTAATAATATAGAAACTCCTCAATGGATTAAGGAGTCTAAATTAAATAGATTAATAGAAGATGATGATATAGCGTGGCTATTCGGTTTATATGTAGCGGATGGTGGTGCTGACGCAAATCATAAAATGGTAATAACTTTAGGTTCTCATCAAATTGAAGAAATAGATAGAGCTTGTAAGTCTATTGAAAAATTAGGTTTAGAACCTCATGTAAAATATAAAGGAAATTATACTAGAATAATAACATATTCTTCGGTTTTAGCAAATAGTATGATTAAATGGTTTAATAAGAAAACTAATAAAGTATTACCAGAATGGTTATTTAATGGAAAATGGAATCTAAAAGAGGTACTTAAAGGAATTTTTGATGGAGATGGAAATTTAGTAAAAGATAGCAAGAATTGTAAGAGAATAGTAAATACTAGTGTTAAATTAATAGACCAAATACACTCTATTTTATTATCTTTTGGTGAAAAACCATATGTTTCAGAAAGAATTCATAAGTCGGATTATGCTAAAAATTGGAATAAAGTCTATGTAATAGAATGGTTTGAAAATAACGAAAATGTAACTCCAAAATTTAATAGATGGAAAAATAATTATTATTCTATGAATGTGGACTCAGTTGAATTTGAAAATTATAAGGGACTAGTTTATAATTTTGAAGTCGAAGATGTTCATTCTTATATATTAAATGGAATAACGGTTCACAATTGTGTAATAGGTATTGATGATGAATATTCGGACCCTTATGTTATTATTCTTAATAGCTGGGGAGACGTAATGGGAACACTTAAAGATTTTAATACAGGAGTTAAATTGCCTGTTGGGACTTTAAGAGTTAAGAAGAGTGTTATGGAAAATATGATGAGAACTGGAGAATGTTTCTCAATATCAAACTTTCAGGGTTTCCCAGGAAGACAAGATGATATTGAAAAGGCTTTATTCAAATTAATCTAAGGAGTTAGTAAAATGGATTTTCTTTATAAGATTTTAGTTGCTTTAGTTTTAGTAATTGGGATTAGCTCTGTATCTCAAGCCCAATGTCGAAACGGAGTTTGTTTTGCTCAACCTCAATTAGTTGCACAACCTTTAATTGTTCCGCAATATAATTTTGGCTCTTACTATAATTACAATTATAGTATGTCTGTGTATCCTAATGTGCTACCAACATATAATTATAGTTATTATAACTATAGAGTAGTTCAGCCAGTTTATGTTCCTCAAGTTTACTGTATTGGTGGACGTTGCTATTATAGATAATTTATAATTATTTGTTCAAAAGTCCAGTTTCGACTGGACTTCTTTCTTTTTCTGTGATATGATTAAGTATCCGTCGAGACTGAGCGAACAGTCTCAAATTTTTGCTCAATGACGGTGAGAGTTTAATAAAAAGGAAAAATTCGTATGCAAAATAGTATTTACTCAGCAGGTTTCGTAGTTAGCATTTTAGTTTACGGCAAACCAATTTCAATTCAAAAAAACAATGAAGGTTTAACACCTTTCAATTCTGAATACAAAATCAAACTTCAAAATAAAAATTATAAGAGAGCTTTAGCTAAAGTTTTCATTGATGATGAAAATATTAGTGATGGTGGTTTTATAGTGAATGGTCAAAGTTCAGTTATAATAGAAAATCCTGTAAATAAACAATATGCTTTCAAATTTGTCTCTATAGAAAGCGGACAAGCTGTTGATAGTGGCAAAACTAAATATAAAGATGGAAGAAACGGTGTTATTAGAGTAGAATGGGAATTGGAAAGAGATTCATTTCTAAGTAATCCAGCTATTAAACCTAAGCAATGGCCAGAAGGTACATATCCAGAACCAATTCCATTTTTTCCATATCCAACTAATCCGTGGCGCAAAGATAACGGATGGCAGCATCCTTATAAAAAATATTTAAATTTTACTGATTGTGGGTCTAAAAGTCTCCCAGAAGATGGGGAAGAAACATATTGTAATTCTATTCCAAGAGGAGTCCCACTAGCTAGTTTTTGTAACGAAGAAAAAACTTCTGGAGGTATTCAACTTCCTAAAGGTGAAACTGGTTGCACAGTATCAGGCTCCACAACTAACCAAACATTCAGAACTGAAGAATTTATCACAGAAGGTAAAAATCCGGTTATAATATTATTGGTACTTAAGGGCTACAACCCTACCGCTCATACTACAAGTGAAGATTCGTATTGTTCCAACTGTGGTAAGAAAATCACTAGAAAAAGTGATAAGTTCTGTGGAAAATGCGGTAATAGATTATCACAATAAAGGCTTTGTATGAAATACGTCGCCACATTTCTATTAGCAGTTCTAATATCCCCTCTATTTATGATAGCAGGGGAAAACGATGTTAAAAATCTACCAGATATTATTGAAAAAATAGATAAATCATGTGTTTTAATAGCTTCTGGTTCCGGAGATATTAGAGGCTCCGGAGTCTCTGTTATCAGAGATAAAGATGTTTATGTTATCACCTGTTTTCATCTCATATATCCAGAAGAACGAGTTAGATTCAAAATCTGGAATATGGAATTTGAAAAATTTTACAATTTTACAATATACAAACAATTCTTAGATAAAAATTATGAAATTAATAAAGAGGTATTTGTAAAAGCTAAAGTTTTTGCATATGATGAAATATTAGATTTAGTAATTTTTAAACTTGAAAGTCCACCAGATATATTTGGAAATACAGAATTTTATTTAGAAGATAATATTCTACCAAGAGGCACTAAAATTATAGCAGTTGCTAATTTCCTAGAATATGAATCAACTCCAGGGTTAACTAGTAGTGCTACTGGAACTATAGGTGAAATTAATAGAAAAGTAGAACTAGGAAGAACTGTAAATGGAGTTAGACAGAAAGCTTATAGACCTAGTGATTTATCCTATGATATTTCTGTTGGTAAAGGATGTTCAGGAAGTGGAATGTTTAATGAATATGGTAAATATATTGGAATGACGTATGGTAAATATTCTTCTAATATAGCTATATACACTCCCATCAGAGAACTAATTAAATGGTCTTCTAAAAATAATACAAAATGGATTTTTAACAATTCTGAAAAATATCCTTAAGCTCCGCTTGACATAGCTTATACTATGTGATATACTTAAGACGTGAATAGTCACGTCTTTTTAATTTGAGGTAAAGATGGACGAAGATAGTAAATTAGATGGACTTTTGAGACATATTAAAAATGTGCAAGATAATTGTTTAATACTTGGTGAACATTTCATTAAAGATGGTTACGAAGATTTAGGTGTAGAACTCATAGCTAATAGTATGATTCACGATAATTCTAAGTTTAAAGGAATTGAATGGCTATACTTAGACAGCCAGACTAAAGAAGAAAAACCGGAACTATTTAAAGCTGCGTTAACACACCACAATACTATAAATCTTCACCATCCGGAAGCGTGGCGTGGTATCGAATTAATGAGTGAAGTTTACTTAGCTGAAATGACTTGCGACTGGAAAGCCCGAAGTGAAGAATTTGGTTCTGGTATCTGGGAATGGGTTAAAGGTTCGGCTGCTGATAAGTATAAATATAATACTAAAAGTCGGGTTTATAAAGACATAAAGCGTTACCTAGAAATCATCTTAGAACCTGCATTTAAATGAGTGTCTCTGGGTAGTTATTCCTTATCCCATTTTTTAAATAAGGAAAAGTTTTAATGAAGGCTTCACTCATGTCCAATATTCTAGTTACTAAAAGAGATGGTTCACTCGAAAATCTAAACTTAGATAAAATAAATAAATCAGCAGGAAGGGCATGTGTCGGCCTCACCGATGTCTCCGCGTCTGAGGTTGTTCTGGATGCCCATGTTCAGTTGTTTGATAAAATATCAACTATTGAAATTGACAAAGCTTTGATTTTATCCGCTAAGAGTAAAATTGAAAAAGAACCAAATTATTCTTTTGTTGCAGCCCGTTTGCTATTAAATAATATATACAAAGAAGTATTCGGTTGTGGAGTAGAACAAGAATTATTTGAAGAACAGTACCGGCAATCATTTATCGAAAATGTCAATGAATTGGTAGAGGTTGGCCGACTTGACCCGAGACTTTTGACTTTTGATTTAGAATTTTTATCTGAAAAAATAGATATAGACAGAGATAATCTATTTAAGTATCTAGGTATTCAGACTCTCTACGATAGATATTTTATTCATATTGACAGTATAAAAAAAGAAACTCCGCAAGCCTTCTTCATGCGAATTGCTATGGGGCTAGCTATTAATGAGAAAGATAAGGATAAAAAAGCTTTAGAGTTTTACGAAGTAATGTCTCAGTTCTTAGGAATGCCTTCTACTCCCACACTATTCAACAGTGGGACTACTCACTCACAATTATCTAGCTGTTTCCTTTCAACAGTAGGTGATAGTTTAGATAGTATTATGGGGTCAATGCATGACCAAGCTAAACTAAGTAAATATGCTGGAGGTCTGGGAGTAGACTGGACTCCAGTACGAGGAGCCGGCTCACATATTAAAGGAACTAATGGAACTTCTAGCGGGGTAATCCCATTCATGAAGATATTTAATGATGTGCTAGTCTCCTGGAATCAAAGCGGACTCCGGAAAGGTTCCGGGTGTTCATACTTAGAAGTATGGCATATAGATATTGAAGACTTCATTGATTTAAGAAAGAATACTGGTGATGATAGACGCCGATGCCATGATATGAACACTGCGGTTTGGATACCGGACTTATTCATGGAGAAGGTGACTAAGGACGAAAACTGGTATCTATTTTCACCTGATGAAGTCCCAGACTTACATGATTTGTACGGCGAGGAATTCGAGAAACGTTATAATTACTATGTTAAAAAGGCTCAGAAAGGCGAAATAAAGTTATGGAGGACTTTCTCTGCTAAGTCTCTCTATAAGAAAATATTAGTTTCGCTATCTGAAACCGGACACCCTTGGATAACATATAAAGACGCTTCTAACATCTGTTATTCTAATAGTAATGCCGGTGTAGTTCATAGTAGTAATTTGTGTACAGAGGTAATTAGACATACTACTAGTAGTTCATATGATAAAGATGGAAATAAAACTTCTATTGGTGATACTGCAATTTGCACTCTAGCTTCTCCTAATTATAAAGCTCATTTAGAGTATAATGAAAAAACTGGTAAATGGAAGTTAAATAAAAATAAATTAGCTAAAACTGTAGCTACTATGATTAGAATGTTAGATAACAATATAGACTTGAATTTCTATGCTACGCCAGAAGGAAGAAAATCTAATTTAGACCATAGACCAATTGGGCTTGGCGAAATGGGTTTCGTGGATGTGCTTCATGCTTTAGATATTCCATATGAAAGTCAAGAGGCTGTAGAATTAGCTAGTGAATTAGAAGAATTTGTTTCCTATCATGCTATTAAAACGTCTTGTAAACTAGCTAAAGAACGTGGAGTATTTTCTACATACGAAGGTTCTACATGGTCCGAAGGGAGCTTTCCTCAAGATATGTGTGATAAACTCTTTGAAGAACGTGGTAAAACTAAAGATGTTCCTAAAAACAAGATAAGTGATTTTAAATGGAATGCTTTGCGGCAATTAGTAATATCTCATGGTATGAGAAATGCTAGTGTCAGAGCAATTGCTCCAACAGCTACAATTAGTTACATAGCTGGATGTAGACAAAGTATTGAGCCTGACTATTCAGTTCTCTTCACTTATGGTACATTAAGTGGTTCATTCACCATGATTGATGAATGGTTTGTGGAAAAAGCTAAGAAATTAGGAGTTTGGAGTGAAGAGTTACTAACCGCAATTAAACAGGTGGATGGAGATATTAGTAAATTAAATTTACCAGAAGATTTAAAGAAGCAATCTAAGACAGCTTTTGATATTGATTATCATTACTTAGTAGATGCCACAGCAGCTAGACAGCAATGGATTGATATGGGAATTAGTTTCAATATTTATAATGACAACCCAAGTCTCAAACATCTAGCTGAAAAGTATATGTATACTTATGAAAAAGGTCTCAAGACTACTTACTACTTAAGAAGTCGCGGAGCTAGCAAAGTAGAAAAATCAACAGTGAGTAAAACTCCAACTGTTTGTTCAATTGAAGCTATGAAGAATGGGGGAATTTGTGAATCATGCCAATAATTAATATAACATACGATGAAAAATGGCCAGTATACGAATTTAATGAAGAACCAAGTAACAAATATGATTTATCCGCCGAAGTCACAGATAGTGAATTAGAATCCATTAAAAAGGCTTTGAAAAATTTTAATGAAATGCAAAACTTTCTTATAGAGAAAGTTCCACAAAATAGAAGAGTTTAAATGGAATAAACATGCTCTTAGAATTGAGTCAGGACGAATTAAACTTCTTATACCGAGCTTTTGAAAATTTTGATATTACTAAACATTTAATAATGAAGAAATTAGGAGATAATATGGAAGATAAAGTTGAAATCAAGAACGAATATACAGTTAAAAACTTAGAAGGTATTGAACTTTGGAGAGAATACGAATTTCCAGGTCGAGATACTGCATACCGAATTAAAAATCCTAAATCTGTGGTTATGAGAAATGGTGGAGCCACTCATAGAGTAGTAGATAGTCATGGTATTGCTCATTGTGTGCCGGCTCCTGGAGTTAATGGTTGTGTGCTTCGTTGGAAGAGTGTGGATGAAAATAAGCCAGTGGAGTTCTAAAATGCCGGAAACAAAATATGAAATTAATTTTTCTTACTCAGATGATAAATTAGATTGGATACACGGCACAGTAACCTGCCACGAAAATGAGTATAAGAAACAGTTAGAAAATATTAAATCGGTATTTTCTAGTAAATTTTTAAGAATTTATGTTAATAAAAAAGAACGTATTTTAGATTATTCTAATATGGAATGATGGAATGAAAACAGATAAATTAATTAGTAACGATATAGCCAGTGTAAATCAAATCTTACCACATGTAAACAAATGGGCCTGGGATTTGTTTCTCACTGGTTGCGCTAATAACTGGATGCCTACTGAAGTCAGTATGCAAAAGGATATTGAACAGTGGAAATCTTCAACTGTTCTTTCTGATGACGAACGTTTGGTAGTAAAACGGTGTCTAGGTTTTTTTGCTGGGTCAGAAAGTCTAGTTGCTAATAACTTACTCTTAAGTATATTTAAATACGTTACAGACCCGGAAGCTAGACAATATATAAGCCGTCAGAACTATGAAGAATCTTTACATAATCTAACAATAGTTTACATTTGCGATAGTCTAGGCTTAGATATTAAAGAGGTTTATGAGGCTTATCAAAATATTCCAGCTATTAAAGCTAAAGATGATTTTTTGATGCAAATTACTTCAGATATCAATCGTCAAGACTTTGATATTAATACTTTAGAAGGAAAGCAGGAACTTCTTCGTAACATTTTTACTTACTATATTATATGTGAAGGAATCTTCTTCTATAGCGGCTTTGCTATGCTACTCAGTTTCGGAAGACAAAATAAACTTCCAGGAATAGCTGAACAAATTAACTACACTTTAAAAGACGAATCAATACATATCAAATTTGGCACTACCTTAATTAACAAATTAAGATACCAATATCCGGGATTATGGACTTCAAAATTTGAAAAGGAAAGTATTCAACATATTGAAAAAGCTGTAGCTTTAGAAGTAAAATATGCGGAAGAAGCTTTACCTCGTGGTATCTTAGGTCTGAATTCCGAAATGTTTTTAGAATATATTAAATATATTGCAAATAGACGCTTGACAGATTTAAATCTTCCTGTACTCTATAAAGATGCGAAAAATCCTTTTATGTGGATGAGCGAAACTATAGATTTGCCTAAAATGCAAAACTTTTTTGAAAAAAGAGTTCTTGAGTATCAAACATCAAATTTAGTGGAAGATTATTAATGAAGATTGTAAAAGGAAATAATAATGGTATCATATGATTTTGCTTGTAAAAAATGTGAATTAGTTTACGAAGTCAATCAATCTATTAAAGATGATTTGCCAACCAAATGCGAATTCTGCAATTGTTCTAACCCGGAACAATTTTTCCAAATAATAGGATGCCCAACCTTTTTTGTTAAACAAGACCCTACCACAGTTCACTGGCAAGCAGATAGAAATACTCAAAGAATTGGTAAAGCGGAGTTAAGTGAAAGAGCGGAAAGAAAAAAAGAGGCAATTCGTAAAGCTAGAGAAGAAATGGCGGAAAAAGTAGGTGGAAAAGCTATTCGCTCAACTAACGGACCAAAACCTGCTTGGAGAGAAAAATTAGATTTAGGAAAGATAAGTAATATTAGAAAGTATATAGAAACAGGGCAAAAATAGTGGAGCTTCGCCACGCCCAGATGAAAGGATAAAATGAGTAAATTTAAAACGTTAATTTCCATTAGATTTAAAACCCATAATCTCAACGAAGAGGGAGAATGTTTACCTCCCGCAATATCCGATGAAGTTAAAATATTTAGTCTTGATGGAAATTCAGAACAGGAACTTAAAAAGAAAGCCGAAAACTTTATAAAAGAGGTAAAGAAATGTCTTCAATAATTTATGAAAAAGAAGATAAAGTAAAAGAGGTTAGCGAGACTTTAGAAAATGGTGGTGTAACACTTATTAAGTGTAGTAACTGTGATAAACCATTAATCGAAGTATGGCATACTCGCCCTAAAGAAACGTTAAACGGTCATCCTTTAGAATGGTTGATTCAGGCGTCTTGTTGTTATTGTCAGGATAAAAGTTATATAACTAAAGTAACTGGAGGTTTTCATCCTAAAGGACATGATATTCCTCATCCTAATGGTAACCCGGAAGATGTAATTCCAATTGTAAATATAGTAGATATACAAATGATAAAATATCAAGGAAAAGATGTTTCTTTATTTGTAACGGAGAAATATAAATGAAAATAGAAAAGAAGTACGGATTAAATGGGGAACAGCTTAAAGCCGGCACTAATGACCTCTTATCTTGTGCTAAATTAGTAATAAATAAAAACGATAGTTCCGATGGTGAAACTAAAGATGTTATTAGAGTTAAAGCTATTATTGATGAACCGGAAGAAACAAATTATTATATTAAAAAATGTAACATGGGCGCAGACGCCAGCCACTTACTAAATCCAAATAGTATTTGGTATAAAGATGGAGAAACTAGAGGTTTCGATAAAACTAGAGGTAAAGATTACTATTCTTACTCTAAAGTTAATGAAAATTGTTTTAAGCTTTATCTAAAATTCTTAGAAACTAAGAATCAGGCTTACTTAAGAAATGCTGAAAGAGAGATGTACTAATGGATGAGTTAAATATTGCGGATAAATTTTATATTGACGCTAATCTAGATAGAACTAGCGAAGAACTAGCCCATATTTTGAAAAAGGGGAAAACTTTAATTGAAGTCTACATGGCGGTAGAAGCTCAAAAAAAATATGAGCAGGAAAGGCAATCCTCACAAAAAACAAAGCCCGACTCCCTTGACTCGGCAACTCTCTCTTCTTCTGACCCTGTGCTTTCTCTGCCAAATTTAGATTTAGATACTCCTCAAGTAAAACAGCCAGAAGTTATTAAGGCTAGAGAAAATAAATCTATTCTTAGAGAAGCATTTGCTAGACGTGGCACATTTACCGCTATGACAGCTTCAGCAGGTATGATTTCAGATGAAATACAAAAAGTAAAAGGTGGACAATCTCTATATAGTGATTCGGTAATTCCAGCAACCGGAAGATGAAATGATATGCATAAAGCCCGACGAATTTATTGAAGAAAAAGTTAGATGGATTGCTGACTTATCCAATGGAATTTCTGTCTATCAAGACGATAACAGAGAAGGTTGTATAGAACCTATAGCATGGAAGAGACTAAAACAGTATATAAAGTCTGAAAAAGTTTTTATTATTAACTTGCATTTGCAATTTCGCTCGAATATAATAAACGTATTCAATGGAATTGAGACTGACGGCTATTTCTTTGGAAATAAAATAGTTCAATTTTTAGGTGGTGGGAGTCTAAATTTTTTTATAGTTGGCTACATTAAGAGTAACTTAATTTATCGAAAAACTTTTAAAGTTCCCGAGCTTGTCCTAGCTGATGAAGATGTTATTAAAGAACATACTGTACCAGAAGATTTCTTGATAAGGAACTAGAATGGAAGAATGGAAAGATAGAAAAATGGACGCCGCTTTTATATTAGAAAGCGGTTTACTTTTTGAAATCAATAGAACTATACTTCATCCAATAGGCTTATCAATGGTAGTTAAGAAAGATGAAGTCGGAAATTCATCTTTTGGGCTTAAAGATAATAGAGATACGCCAGAAGGATGTGTATATTCTAAAGAAAATTTTATTAAAGGACATAAGAAGCTTCGTAGATTTATGAGAACGTTTGGACACAAACAATTAGAGCTTCGCTCTAAAAAACTAGGATGGTCTTTTCAATCTATGAGTATACCGGAAAAGAGAAGATATAAAAATGAGTGATAAATTACCAATAATAACAAATGATGATACATTACATTTACATGAAAATATATGTTGTGGTACTCATAAATTAAAAGAACTTGAAAAAGAGTGGCTTAAAGACGACGAATATAAAAAGCTTCATGAAAAATTCAAGCCAGTTGAAGAAAATGGTTGTTGCTACGGAATGAAGGATAAGAGAGACGGTTGGATATCAACTTACACTGGTAAGAAGTTTTATGTTTTTAATCCTAACATTGACGACATTGATATTATTGATATTGCTCGTGCCTTATCCATGATATGTCGTTTTAATGGACATGTTAAACGATTTTATAGTGTAGCTCAACACTCAGTATTAGTGAGTAAACTAGTTAGTCCTGAGATTGCAATGGAGGGACTACTTCATGATGCAACAGAGTCAATAATTGGAGATATGATTCGGCCAGTAAAACGTTTTATGGTTGAGTTTAAAGACGTTGAAAATAAGTTAGAGCAAGCGATAGCTGAAAAATTTAAATTGGATTTCATATCTAATCATAACGAAATTAAGAAAGCTGATAATATAGCTTTGGTAACAGAAGCTAGAGATTTATTAACTACTCAGGTTATTATGGATAGCTTTGATGAAACTATAAAACCTATTGAAAAAAGAATTAAAGCTCAAAAACCAGAAATGGCTGAGCAACGATTCTTAGAACGTTACTATGAACTTAATGGAGCAAGAAATGGCTCAGGAACAAAGCGAAGCTTCACGTTATAAATCAAAGTATGGGGAAGAAAATAGCTATTGTACACCGCAAAATTACATAGCAGAGTTAGTCTGTGAACGTTTAGCAATGAAAGAAAAATGTGTACTTCCAGTTAAATTCTGGAATACAGATAAGTGGAAAAAAACGTATCTAATGCAGTTACTTACTGCTACTAGTTTATTAAAGATGTATGAACCGGCGGCTATTATAGCTGCACTTAAGAAAAATTGGAAATGTTATTCATTAAAGGCTAAATGGTTAGACGATGATTTTAAACTAGAACAAGAGAAATTGAACAAGTTAAAGAAGCGTGATGAGGGTGCCTCCTCTGCAAATCACACACCAATTGAACGAACAACTACTGAAGAAAAACCAAGAGAAGCTTTTGTAGAAGGTAAATCAGTTAAAGCCAGATTGCGAGATTTAGATTAATGAATGAATTTACAGATAATGTTCTAAAATTAATTAAGAAGGATTTTGGTGATAAACTTGCTACTAGTGGAGTTGATTTCCTTAAAAAGAAAAAGCGTATTATACCAATTGGACCTTCTCTAAATTTAGTCACTGGAGGTATTCCAGAAGGAAGTTGGGTTAACTTTGTTGGAAAAGAGAAGTGTGGAAAGACGACTACAGCACTACATTTTGCGGCTAAATGCCAACAAGAAAAATATGGAAATAAGCATATTTACTATCTTGATATTGAAGGCCGTTTAAAAGAAATGAATATAAGTGGTGCTGGTATTGATAAGGAAAAATTTACAGTAATAGGTTCTGATGAAGATAAGATATTATCCGCACAAGACTATCTAAATATAGCTGAACGTATTCTTATGAATCATAAAGAGTGTGTAGTTATCTTTGATTCCTACTCTATGTTATGCCATGAAAAAGAAATTCAGGAAGGTGTTGGAACTTCAACTCGCGGCGGTGGAGCATTACTCCTATCACAATTTTGTAGACAAATGGCGGCAGTAGTACCAGTAAAACGAAATATAGTAATTGGTATTGTGCAATTAATGGCTAATACTAGTGGTTATGGAGCGGCTGTTCAGGAAAAAGGTGGAAATAGTATTAAGTATCAAGTAGATGTTAAACTACGTTGTCGTAAAGAAGAAGCTTGGGAAGAAGAAGGTAAGAGAGTAGGTAACATGTTAACTTGGGAAGTAGAGTGTTCCGCATTAGGGATACCTCCACATCAAGAATGTATTTCCTATATCCGTTACGGAAAAGGTATTGATGAGGTTAAAGAATCTATTGTATTGGGAACTGACTTAGGTTTAATTGAAAAAGCTGGTTCTTGGTTTACTTGTTCCTTCTTACAAAATCATTTAACCACACTAGGTATCGAAGAATGGAACGAAGAAAATAAAAAGAGATATAAGGCTCAAGGTGAAGAAAAGTTGTATCAACTTTTAAAAGCAAATCCGGGCTGGTTGGAAATATTGGAAAAAGATGTAAATACAATGTTGGGGGTAAAATGAGCTACTATAGACTACCAAGCTATGACAATACTTATGCAGAGTGTTATTCAAGTTTTGATACTAGAGATGAACCTTGTTGGGGACAAGTTAATTGTATAGATGAATACAAAGACGATGAAGATAATTGGTATTGCATTTATTCTTGTGAAGGTCATCAATATACCGGGTACGAACCTTCCAAACATCCTCAAGACCAAGTAGAGCCTAAAGAATATGACTACTAATACTGAATCTATTTCATTTACAAGGCATAAAGTTAATTATATTCGAGAAAAAATTATTAATTTACAAGACGCCTTATTTGAAATTCGGAAGAAATGCCAGCATAAAAATACGATTGACGAATATGGAGAAATTAATCAAATGATAATAGGTAAAAGATGTTTAGATTGTGATGAGTATATACCATGAAAGTCAAAGGTTTAGACGGAAAAGAATATAGTTGGTATCTGGTAGGATATGAAGCTTCTCTTAATGAAACTAAACCTAGAAGTGAGCTACATGTTAGTATTAGGGCACTATTAAAATCAATGTTTTCAGGACAAAAGCTTCTTGAAGAAGTCCCTTTACCTGGAACTAAGCTTTACGCCGATTTCTATCTACCACAATTAGGTTTAATAGTGGAAGCACATGGTAGACAGCACTATGAATATGTTCCTCATTTTCATGGTAGCACTAATGGTTTTATTGCCTCTAAAAAACGTGACTCAGTCAAAGCAGACTGGTGCCAGTTGAATAAAATCCATCTCGCAATTTGCTCATACAAGGAAACAGAAGATGAATGGCGAAGAGAAATCAATAAAATATACGGCGAATGACTTAGCAACTAAAGTAGACGAATTACTATTGGAATATGAACAAGGATTAGGAATTAAAAATGGTAATCCAGATATAAAAGCGGAAAAATATTTGACAATGTCAGAGGATGATATAAGATGTATGTCAGGAGAAGATGCTGCAATAGCTAGTATAACACTTGGACAATATTCGTTTTATTTACAAAGAAGTATAAATATAGAATTACGAAGAATGAATTGGGCTACGGCTCAGATTGATAGAGCTATTCTAGGAGAAATGAAGAATTACTCTGCTGGGTCAGCACCAGAAAGAAAAATGTTAGCTATCAAAGATAATAGTTTTGCTTTATCACTAGAAAGTCTAAGAACACAAGCACAAGCCAGAGTAGACCAAATCAATTATTTATCGGCTAAGTGTGATGCACTTTCCTATAGATTTTCAGAATATCAACAGAGTAAGAGAAAAATATGAGCGCATTAGAATTAATTAAACAGGGTATCCTTGCTGGAGATATGACTAAAATCTCCAAAGGTTACTCCATGATAACAGGTGAAAAACTTGAACCTTCTCAAATCACCGATGAACACGTTCAAAAATTGAAAACCGTTTTCTCGGATTTGCAGGGAAAGCACCACACATCTACAGAAACAGATTCCCCGGCTCGCCCAGAGCCTTCTCCTACATCTTTAGAGGGAACTTTTTCTCCATTACCAGATGATTATGAAAATGATTTACCATCAGAAGAGTTGATAGAAGAACAAAATTTTTCTGAACAGCCTGTTGATGACGGTGCCTTCTCTGCAAACTCCGTCGATGAAGAACCAGTTCTAGAAAATAGTTTAATTCTTCCTGGGCCAACTATGGCTAATAAAACAAAATTAATTTTACCAACTAATTTCAATGAGCAACCTTTAGATGGTTCAGATAGTACACCAACTGGTGGAAGACAATGTTCCAGAGTACAGTTTCAAATTAAGAAGCGTGTTAATAAGTTTGTAGATAATAAAGCTTACGCTGCCGAAGACACTCTTTTATTTGATAATAAAGTTAGAAGCAAGAATTCTATTGCAGCCCATAAATTTATTCAAAAACGACCTCCAGATGTCGGTGTTATTGTCACATGTCGAGGATGCAATCGCAGATATAAAATTAGTTCTAAGATGGCTCCCGGAAGGCTAGAAGGTGACGATAAAACAACATATCAATGTGATGGTTGTATCTTAAGAAATAGAGGAAGATAGTAATGAATAATTGTGATATTGCGTCAGAGAAAGCTGTTCTAGCAGGTATATTTCAATATGGGAGTAGTGCTTATACAGATGTTGCGGATATCATTAACAATTCAACTTTTACTAATGATAGCAATGAATTATTATTTAGATGTTTAGAATATCTACTTAAAGATAAAACTAATGGTTCTGTAGATGTTGCCACATTATTTTCAGCAGCTAACTCATTAGGAGTTAATAAATTTTTAGAAAAGGATCATGAAAGGAAGCATCGTCGAGCAGTAATGAATTTTCCAATTAAGTTAGAAAACGTTAGAAGCATGGCTAAGAGAATTCGTAAACTCCAAATTGCTCGTGAAGGTTCAGTAGTAGTAGATACTATCAAAGATGAACTTTCACAAGTTAATGGTGATGAGCCTATAGATAAGATTCTCGCTATGATGGAGAATCCAGTTTATGATTTTGCTCTCGGTTTATCAGAAGGTAAAGCTGATGGGCCTCAACGAATGGGTTCTGGCTTAGATGCTTATATTAAACATATATCCGATAATCCAGTGGAAAATGTTGGTATATCTTCTGGCTATCCTATGTATGATTTAGCTATTGGCGGAGGCTTTCGGAAAAAGACTGTGAATATGATTGGGGCAAGAGCTAAAGTAGGAAAAACTTTATTTGCTGATAATGTAGCATTACATGTAGCTGGTAAATTAGGAATTCCAGTTCTGAATTTAGATACCGAAATGTCTAAAGAGGACCATTGGAATCGTATGATTGCAACTATGTCTGGGGTTCCAATTAAAACTTTGGAAACTGGTAAATTTGCTAAAGATAAGAAGCAGGCTCAAGCTGTCAAAGAAGCAGTTGACAAACTCCGAAATATGCCATATGATTACCAATCTATTGCCGGCTTTCCATTCGAGGAAATAGTATCCATCATGAGAAGATGGATTATGAAAACAGTTGGGTTGGAAGATAATGGTGAAGCTAAACCCTGTCTTATCATTTATGATTATTTGAAATTGATGTCCAGCGATGCCATCTCTAAAAATCTGCAAGAATATCAAGTTCTAGGTTTTCAGATGACAGGCTTGCATAATTTTGCGGTTCGTTATAGTGTACCATTCCTTTCATTCATTCAATTAAACCGAGACGGGATTAATAAAGAAGATACAGATGTAGCTTCCGGTTCTGATAGAATTATTTGGCTTTGCTCTAACTTTACTATCTTCAAACCCAAGAGCGACGAAGAAATTGCTGAAGATAGCCCTTTGACAGACAAAGATTATAATAGGAAGCTCGTACCAATTATCGCTCGTCACGGAGCGGGTATGGAATCTGGTGACTATATCAATATGCAAATGTTCGGTGAGATAGGCAAAATTGTAGAAGGTGAAACTCGCAATGAATTACATCGTAACCAACATAAAAACAAAAAACATGGGGAGATAAAGATTGAAGGAGAAACCCCAGACTTCTAACAGGGATTTCATCCCTGACCCCAGAAGATTATACTATGAGCAAGGTAGAATCGAAGTTTTAACTGATATGCTCTGCTATTCCTATGATGAATTATTTTTTGCTTTAGAAGTAATTTTAAGTAAAAGTAATAAAATGTATATTGGACGTTGTCCAATTCATGACGGAGATAATAAAAGTGCAGTAAGTCTCTACCGAGATGGTTATACGGTCAAAGGTTTTTGGAAATGCCGCACTCATCAGTGTCATCAAATATTTAAACCTACACTAATTGGTTTCATTCGTGGAGTATTATCTAAACAACATGGTTGGAATGTTAATAAACCAAAAGAAAAGGTCTTCGACTATACCAAAACAATAGACTGGTGTTGTAAATTTTTAGATATCAAGTTAGAAGATATTAAAGTTGATAATGAAGCATTAGCTAAAAAGAAATTTGTGGCCCAAATGGAAGTGCTTGCTAAACAAGAACTTAAAAAAGCGTCGGGTATTAGTCGAAAACAGGTTCGTCAGAACCTAGATATCCCGGCTAAATTCTTTTTGGATAAAGGTTATAAAAAACTTACGCTGGACAGTTATGATGTGGGGCTTTGTACCAATGTTAATAGAGAAATGTATGAGAGAGTAGTTGTTCCTATCTATAATCAAGACGGGGACACAATGTTATGCTGTACTGGACGTACTATTCATCCTAAATGTGAAAAATGTCACCTGTGGCATAATATAACTTATGATTGCCCTACTAATGAACAATATGCAGTTCTCAAATACTCCAAATGGAAAAATAGCTCTAATTCTAATATTAGTGAACACTTATATAACCTATGGAATGCCGCTAAATTCATTCATAATTCCGGGACTATTATTTTAGTGGAAGGTCCAGCAGATGTTTGGAAGTTGGAAGAATTAGGAATTCATAATTCTGTTGCATTATTCGGTACAGAATTAAGCGAACAGCAACAAATATTGATAGAGACAAGCGGAGCTTTGAACGTAATAGTAATTTTAGATATGGATGAGCCAGGAAGAAAAGCGATAGCTTCTATTAAGAAAAAAATAGAAAGAAGTTTTACTTTGTATATCCCGGAATTCTCAGTGAATGACCCTGGGGATTGGAATGAAGAAATATGTAATAATGAACTACGTCCTCTGTTAGAAAAGATAAGGAAGAAATTTTAATATGCCAATACAAGATTTGCCTAAAGTGTTATTCGTTGGGAATGGGAGAGCAGGAAAGGATACGGCTTGTAAATATTTAGCTAAAATTACGGCTCTTAAAAATGCTGGTACTACTAGTAAGTATCTTTGTAAAGAGGTGGCAAAAAGACTGGGCTTAAGTGAAGAAGAAGCTTATGCTAGACGGCATGAGTCAAATGAGATGAGAACTATCTGGTATGATATCGGAAATGAAGTAAGAGCTAATGGTCCCACCACATTAATTAGAATGGCTTTAGAAAATGGTGAGATAAGCGGTGGTATCCGTGATTATGAAGAAATAATAGCTTGTCGTCAAGAAAATTTGGTAGACCTAATTGTGTGGGTAGAAAATAAAACAGTACCACCAGACCCAACAGTTAAGTTTACATCTAAGGAATGCGATATTGTAATTGAGAACAACGGAACTCTAGAAGAGTTCCATGATAAAATACTAAGACTAGCCAAGTTTGCTAATTTACCAATGTCTTATTTTGGTATGACTGGTATGATACCTTGTGGATTTCAAAATGGTAAAGATATGGAAGTTAGAGGCACTTTACTTTTACATCAAAAATGCATAGGAGGAAGATTTTGCAAAACTTGTAATAAAAATATAAGTGGAACCTGCCTATGTTTTTCTAGAATATGTTCTGTTTGCGGAAATGAATATGATAAAGTAAAAAGGGGCGAAGCATGAAAATTTACGTTGCTAGTGGTTTAAAAAATAAAGAATTAGTATCCAGCACAATAGCTTTCCTAAGTTATTTCGGACATAAAGTTACTTGCGACTGGACTCAATTTGATGAAGAAAAGATTCAAAGTTGTGCTGAATATAGACAATGGGCTATTGACTCTGAATTAAAAGGAATAGAAGATTGCGATTTATTTCTAATGATTTTACCGGCCGGCAGAGGAAGCCATATTGAGCTTGGTTACGCCACTGCGAAGCAAAAGCAAATTATTATATTAGGAGAAAAAATAGAAGGTGTTATGTTCTATAATGATAATAGAGTTACACGTTGCTATTCTATGAAGATGGTTTTAGAAGCTATTAATAAATTTGAAAGTTAACTAATGATTTGCACATACCTTCGGTCTAGTTCATACAATTGTTTTTCTCAATGTGAGATGAAATATTTTTTGGATTACGTTCTTGGATATAGAAGTCAAGCTAACTTAGCTGCCGAAAAAGGAAGTGTTGTTCATAAGGGACTTGAGATGCTCGCTAGTATAAAACTAGCTCAGCAGAATAAAGAGAAATTTATCACAAATGGAGAACTAGGAAAATTTTATCTATCTGAGCTAACACCAGATTTATGTATCGAACTAGCTTATGATTACTATTCAAAAAAATCAACTATGTATAATTGGCAAGAAATAGACTTATGGGATTGTAAAAAATGGTTTAAAGTTGCTTTAGAATATAATAATGGGATGTTTAATCCAATGAATCAAAGTATAGTTTCACCAGAAACTTATTTTGATTTCGAGATAAATAAGCCGTGGGCTAAGTATGAATATAAACTTCCAGATGGTAAACTCCTAAAAGGAACACTGGCTATTAAGGGTACGATGGATTTAATGGTGGATTTAGGAAATGATATATACGAAATGGTAGATTATAAAACGGGTAAAAGAAAAGATTTTAATACAGGTGAAGAAAAAACTTACGATAAACTTTGTTCGGATAGCCAACTCCGAATGTATTATTACGCCGCTCGTCATATTTTTCCTAACGTTAAACAAATAATAGTAACTATATTTTATATTAATGATGGTGGACCTATTAGTATGTGCTATGATGATGATGATTTAGAAAAAACAGAAAAGATGTTGGAAAAAAGATTTAATTTAATTCGGAATACTTTTAGACCAAAAAAGAAATACCCCCATTGGAGTTGTACTAATAAGAAAATTTGTTATTTTGGAACACATGACTTAGATAACAATGAAATTATTAAGGAAGAATATAAGGAAAAAAGTATTTGCCAAAATATCGGGAAAGAACTCTTGACTTTGGGGATGGACCGTGTTATGATTAAACGTGCTAAATCATCATTCGATGCTTATGGTTATGGTGCGGGAAGAGCTAATGAAGGAAAATAAGTCTAAATTCACTAAAAACTTTCCAGAATTTATTTGGTGTGTTGAGGGAATAGACCAACATGGAGAAGAAATTAGTTTTGATATGCATAGCTTAGAAGATGCGGAAAAACATGAAGCCCGTTTTAATAGACTAGGTGGTAAAGTGAGAATTATTGCAATGAAGTTTAATTCTTCTTATGCTGGCTGGTTACCTATAGATAAGGAAGAATTAAGGAAACGTTTATATGGTCAAAACTAAGATTGGAGTTTAAATGAACGATAAGTACAAAAAGTATTTACTAGCTCTAAAAGAACGTTTAGAAAACGAATTAGCTTCATTACAAGAACAATTGGATGAATTAAAAGAGCTATTAAGTTTTCCTATAGAAAACAAAGGGATGCCTAAAATTTTAGCTAACGATAGTGGAATGGTCAGAACTGGGCAATTTTGGTTAAAAAATAAATTTGCCCCAAGTTTAGGTTACGCTACTGGAAATAGTTTCCGAATTCTTTATGAACTTCAAGATGAAGGCCCAAATTTCATTCCAGATTACTCTGGACACGATGGAAATCTAGAATTTGGAACCTTTCAACAGGCTAAAAAATATGTGGAAGAACATCGAGACCCAGGGACAGTTTATAGAATTATTTCCCCAGAAGGGGAGATAGTTCGCTAACGCTCACTATCAAGGAATACAATGACTACCAAATTCGTTTGCATTAGTGATACCCACGGGTTTCTTCCTACTGACTTACCAGATGGAGACATTTTACTCCACTCAGGCGATATTTGCCCAACTTATGACCATTCTATTAGTTTTCAACAACAATGGATACATCATATGTTTATGCCATATCTCAAAAAACTAGAAAGTAAATACAGAGCTATCATATTTATCGGCGGGAACCACGATTGGGTTTTGGAAAAGGGATTAGATTTTAGTTACCTAAGAAATCCGATGCTTACTAAACCTCACGAGATATACTATTTACAGGATAGTTCTATTACCATAGATGGTATTAAAATCTGGGGAACTCCTCACCAATTAACATTTTATAATTGGGCCTTCAATTTAGATGAACCTGATTTAGCTAAAAAATGGGAACTAATTCCCAAAGATACTGATGTAATTGTGTGTCACGGGCCAGCATACGGTTATGGGGATTCAGTTTATCCTAGAACTTGGCAAAATGAAGAGAAATATCCAGAAGTAGAACATGTAGGTTCACCCTCCATGTTAAAAAAGATTGAAGAAATACGACCTAAGTTGTATGTATGCGGCCATGTGCATGAAGGAAGAGGAGTATATAAACGTGGCTCTACAATAATAGTAAATGCGTCTTATTTAGACGCATCATATAAGCCATATAAGAAAGAAGTTACAGTGATTGAAATTTAATTCATAGTCTTTATTAAATTATTCATTTCTTCAATATTAATTTTCTTATATGGATTATGGTGTGGTTTCTCTAGTAGATTTAAAAACTTATTATGTTTTCTGCTCAATCCAAACATGATTCCATTATAAAGATAGTTTAAAGTTTTAGTAATATTTAATCTATTAGTTAATCTAATGCAAGAATAGCTACTTTTCGACCCTTCTATTCTTTGGATTTTATAATTAATATTAAGATTTTTATACATAATCTCAATAAAATTCCAGTCTTGAGTGTAAGAACCAGAAAAATATAGTTGCGTACAGCTTCCTTTAGAATATAAACAGCCGTCAGCATCAAAGAAACCTCTAAACCAATAATGATGATTTTCAATAGGTATTTCTAATAACATTAAATCTGGAGAAATAAAAGATTTTTCATCCATCTTATATTTAGTTACAAAATTAAAAATTTCAGTAGAAGAAATATTTATGGTCTGCTGTTCTTTTCTATTTGGTCTAGACCTAGAATTTTTACTATAATGGATATTAGCTAAATTAAAAATTTCTTCATATTGAATAGAGTCTTGTTTTTCTGTTTCTAATCTTAAACTATAATAATTATTTCTATGTTTATATTTACAAACATAACCATCACCCCAAAGTAAACCCAGTATATAACAATGATAAATATTAGTAAAATCAAACATTTGAAAATCTCCAAAAAAATAGGTTGACAAAGTATATTTACACATGTAAAATGAAGAAAGCCAGATAAAATGACAGAATTAATGAAAAGAATTGCGTTAATGGATAATCAAAAAAAGATAAAAGAAATAGATTTAATTAGAATATTTCGGAACACATTAATAAATCCTCCAAGAAAAATGTTGGCAAGTACAGCTAAAGAAATAGCTGAATTTATTGTGGAACTACGGAGTAAATAATGGAAAAGTTATTGTTGGAGCGTGCTAATGGAAATTTTTGAGATTCATATTACCGGCAATAAATATATCCACGAAGTCGGAAGACAACTTGGAATAAAAACTATTGAAATAGAACTTCTAAATCCAAAAAAAGAAATTATTACAACCGAACATATGACTTCGATAGTTCACCAAAGTGAGAACTATCTCAGTTGTAAAAAATATGTAGATAAACTTGTAAATCAACTCTTACCTTGTAATGTAACACGAGTGAAAATTGAATGTCCGTGGTACGAACAGTATTTAAAAGACACAGTTTATGTTGAGTCTCACTTCCCACCTTTGTTCCCATTAGAAATTATGCCTCCTATTTGGCCAATGAGTCGTAATGTTAAAAGTGGAAAAATGATATGTACACTTAGAGAATATAAAGAATTAGAACTCTTTAAATATTGGTGCATGAATCAAAGTTTAGAGTTAGAAATGTGTGTCTACGACACTAATGTAAATCAAGATAATTATTGGTTTGAAACATGGAGAAATAATAATGGATAGAAGAGGCTTCGCTTTATTAGGGCTAGGAAGTTTATTTGGTTGCAGTTGTACTAGTAAACCTAAAGAAATTAAAAAAGAAGTAGTTTTTGATGGAGAACTCTTAACAGAAAAAGAAAATTTCTTTTTAAGAACTCAAAAAGAGGTCGAAGCAGCTTTAAAAAATAAACTAAGACAAAGAGATTGGAAACTAGAAGAGTGTAATGCCAATTTATTTTGCGGACTTCCTAATTTAAAAGGAACTAAGTTGTACTGGCACAAAACAGACAAAGGTTACTATTTCTTTATTAAAAATTTTAAGATGAAAAATATTAATTTAGCTGTAGTTGAAGGTAAAAAATGGATTAATGAAGAAGGTTTGGATGATGAAACTACTATTCATAGCAGAACATATAACATTTCTGAAGATGAGGCGAGTCAACTTTATATTAACTTAGCTTATGTATTTATGGTTAAATAAATGAATAATTATATTCCAATGTTTGCTTATAAACGAAACTGGAAAGATATATGACTACTGAAGAATCTGCTAGAAAGCTTCGTCAATTAGTTTGGGATGAAATAGAATTTAAACTAATGATTAAGAGAATGAACGATATAGGAATGAGAATGTTAACAGATAGATTATTAGAGAAAATTAATAAGGAATAAATGAGAAAACCATTACCAAAATTAAGTAAATATGGCTGGAATAGACGGCAAGACTTAAATGAAACTACTAAAGAAGAAAATGAAATTAGAAAATGTATTGCTATGGTAGAAGCTTTAGGGTGCCATATAACGTTAACCGAAACTGTAAATTTATTAGACCAAGCTAGAAATAAACTTGCAGACTTTTTAGAAAGCGAAGCTTATGTGTTGGCCTAAAGAGGCGATAGATGCTTTTCAAAAACACGTTCCTTCAAAATATTCTTCAAAAGAGCCGAAGAAGAATGAAAACTCGGAAGTAATGAAAGAATTTAAGAGACTTCTTAAAGCTAAAGAAGAAGAATACGGACACAGTATTCCGAATCAATATCCGTATCCAATACCAGAGGTTAATATGGAAGGTGAACCAATTCGGATTATCTATAAAAGCCAACAGTATCAAACTCCACCGGCAACAGGAGGAATATTATTACAAGATGCAAAAGATTATGTACCGGCGTGGTTAACTAACGAATCTATCTTACCTAGAAAAATAGTAGAAAAATTTTCCAATAAACTTAAAGAGATAAATGATATGCCAGAAAAAGAGAAAGTTCTTGTGTTTCCCCGCAGCGTGTTTGAAAAACTTGGTGCCTTCACCGGAGTTTGTACGACAAATATAAGCAGAGAAGGCAATCGCCCACAACAAAACTCCGAAGGCTCATCAAGCCAGTTGCCTTATCCACCTTCCTCTCCCTCTGAGTCTTTTTGTGATGGGGTGCCTTTCCTGCAAAATCCAATCTTCCTTTCTTCTCTAACTTATATGGATAGAGATGAAGCGGAGACGAATGAAAATTTTCTTCAATTAATCCCTTACTGTGTTTTTAAATGTGGTAAAAATTTCTTAGTCTATAAGAGAACTAAGAAGGGTGGAGAATCACGGCTACATGATAAATATAGTTTAGGAGTGGGTGGACATTTAAATCCATGCGATGGTGAGCCGGGAGCTTCTTATGAGGCGGGAATGATTAGAGAACTTAAAGAAGAAGTAGATTTTGATTTAAATGGAATTAATGGAAACACGGGTGAAAAATATTCTATTGACAATAAAGTTCTCGGCTTAATTTACGATAATTCTAACGCTGTGGGACGAGTGCATTTTGGAGTAATACACTTAATTGAAGTCAATTGCGATTCAATTTTGAATTTTCATGACGAAGCTCTTGACAAAGGAAGCTGGTTCGATTATGATTGGCTTCTAGAGCATGTAGAGCAATTTGAGAGCTGGTCCCAATTAACTATTGAGCATTTAGGATAAATATGAATAATCAGGATGAACTTTCAGATAAAGACTTGGAACAAGTCACGGCTGGTCTAGCAAAATATATACTTCAAAAAGCTGTCATTAATGAGTATATGAATAGGAGATAGAACTATGAAATTTAACTTAGTAGAATTTGCTTGTACTAAAAATGACACCCCGGAATACTTAGCTTTAACCGAAAAGCAATACTATTCTTATGTTAATGGTGAACCACAAGAAGGTTATCATACATTTCTTTGGAAAGGTGAAGTTACCTTAACAACCGAAGTAATAAATGAAGTATATGAAACGGAAGATGAAATAAGGATGAATGAGACAAAAACTGTCCAAAGTCCAATTCTTTTAACAAATTGTACTTGGGGAAAATATTAATGAAATACCATACAATTAAATTCTTAGAAGGTGATAAAAAAGATAAGGTTTGTGTAATTACAGCGGAAACTTATAATCAATTAATGAGAGATGAAAATTCTGATGCTTTCAAATGGTATGGGGAGATTACTCTAAAAAATACCTGCGATGAATTTATTCTTGAAGCTTGGAATGAACATGAAAAAAGATTTATAACTAAAGTATTAAATGAAGGATTCTAAGTGTACAAAAAATTTTACTTTAAACTTTCCGCCTATTTTGACGACAAAAAATTTTGGAACGAAGATGAACAGAATTTTGTTGACTTTGACCGAGCTACACTATATAATGGCTACTTAAGATGGCGAGATATAGATGGGCCAAAGTTAGTTTCGGAACCGGAATTACCTCGTTTTGAAATGTGTAATTTAATACCCCAGAAAGTTGAGAATTTATAAATGACTGATGAACTAGGAAATATCATCAAATTTCGTGGTGAGCATTCTTGGCTATCAAATTTTCATGACTGTGAAACTCCTATAGAGCTACCTTCACCAGACTATAATAAATACCCAACTGTGGAACATGCTTACCAAGCCGCCAAAACTAAAAATATGGTTTTTCGAGATATGATATCTCGTGGGACTCCTACGGAAGCTAAACGTTTTTATAAAAATCGTAAAAAAGATATTAGAGAAGATTGGGAAGATATTAAACTTACAGTAATGGAATATTGTCTTCGCCAAAAATATTCTAAAGAGTTAAATCCAAAACTACATAAAAAACTAATTGATACTGGTAATGTAGAGATTATAGAGGGCAACCAGTGGCATGATGTGTGGTGGGGACAATGTCCAATTGGAGTAGGAAAGAATAATTTAGGAAAACTTATTATGAAGATAAGAGGAGAATTACAATGCCAGAAGTAGCACTAGCAATGGACGATGATAAAGACGACAAAATAGATATAGAGAATAGCGACGAAGTCGCTAATGAATGTTACTGTGATATGTGTCAAGGAAACGGTTGGGTGTACGATGATGAAGATGGTGGGACTATGTGTTGTCCGGAGTGTGAGGAAGAATAATGTTTAAAACTTTTATGAACTTTTGGAAAAAGTTCTTTTGCTACCACTACTACATCCGAATTACTCATAATGGTAATCACTGCTTCGTTTGCCAAAAATGTAGTAAGAAAACTAAATGTCAATGTTTTTCATGTGTGAATTTGTTATATAAGTGAGAGAATATTAATGAACTTTGTTAATCTCCATTGCCACTCTCACTACTCACTACAAATTGGTCTAAGCAAGCCATCAGCTATTGCCGAGCGTACAGTCAAACTAGGTTACAAATCGGCAGCCATTACCGAATATGCTAATGTGGCCTCAGTCGTCCCTTTCATGAAAGCTATGAAAGAGGCTTGCGCCTGTGGAAGACAGAAGAATGAGCATGAAAGCGGTAAAGGAAAATGTCGTGTTAATAATGGTTGTATGGAATACAAGAAAAATCCAATTAAACCCATTATTGGTTGCGAATTTTCCCTCTCGACAAAGCCGTCTCAAATCCAAGACAAAGATAATGTTAAAACTTCTAATATGTGTGTTCTAGCCAAAAATAAAAATGGTTGGAAATCTCTCATTTCTTTAACTTCAAAATCTAATAACCCAAATAATTTTTATAAAAAACCTCGCCTAGATTTAGGAAAATTTAACGGCTATCAAGATTTAATTGCATTTAGCGGGCACTTAGGCTCCGATATAGCTAATACAATCTTTGGAGAAAAATCTAAATACACCTACGAAGCTAAAAGTTATGATGAAGCTAAAATGCTAGTAGATGAAAATTGGATTAAAAATTCTATAGAGTTAATTGGAAAATACCAAGATATATTTGGTAAAGAGAATTTTTATCTTACGGTAGAACTATTAGATAGTAAGAATCTACCAGCGACTAAAATTCTAGCTGATGCTATGAGATATCTCTCTAAAAAGACTGGTGCTAACTGCGTAGCATCTGCTAATAGTCATTACTCTTCTAAGGAAGATGCTATTGACCAAAGAGTAATTATCTGTAATAATATGGAAACTACTCTTTCTAAAGTTAAAGATAAGCTAAGTCAGGAAGATAATGTTAATTTAGGACGTTTCTTCAAATCTAATAATTATCATGTTCCGGAATACACAGAATTAGAAGGTCTGTACGAAGCTAATGAAATTCAAAATACTCTCAATATAGCTGAAATGTGCGAAGAGTATGATATCTTTAATAAACCTTCTTTACCTAAATTTCCCTGTCCTAAAGAAATGTCTCCGGATGAATATTTAAGAGAGTTAGTTATTAAAGGCTGGAAAGATATTATAGTTAAAGATATACCCAAAGAACAACATAAAGAATATGGAGATAGAGTTAAAAAAGAATTAGACGTTATTAAATCTACTGAAGGTTTCTTAGCAACTTATTTTTTAATTGTTCAAGATTATTGTTCTTACGCTAAAAAAGATTTAGGCTGTTTAATGTCTCCCGGTCGCGGGTCTGGTAGTGGAAGTATGGTTTCTTCTTTAATTGGTATCACTGATAAAGTGGTAGACCCAATTAAGTATGGTTTACTCTGGGAACGTTTTTACAATTCCGGTAGAAACTCTCCTGGTAGAATAGCTTTACCAGACATTGATTCTGATTTTCCTATTATGAAACGTCCTCAAGTTAAAGAATATGTTAGAAAAAAATGGGGTTCAGACAAAGTAGCTGAAATGATTACCTTCAGCCGTATGCAAGGTAGAGGAGCTTTAAAAGATGTGCTTCGAGTTCATGAAGCTTGTAGTTTTGAGGAAATGAATAGAATTACAGAATGTATTCCACAAGAAGCTGAAATTATAGACCAATTGCAGTTAATGAGAGAAGAAACTGGTGAAGCTAGTATCATTGGTTGGGCTTTAGAAAATAATGCTAAAGAGCTAAGTCAGTGGTGTGTTATGAAAGAAGATGGAAGTTTGGACGGGCCACTAGCCAAACTATTTGAACAAGCTATTAGACTAGAAGGAACTAAACGTTCTCAAGGCACCCATGCTTCCGGTATAATAATTTCGCCGGAAACTTTAGCTGAAGTTTGCCCAATGGTCTACGATAAAAAATCTGATAATCTGATGATTGCTGGTTTGGAAATGAATGATTTAGAAGCGATGGGATTAGTTAAATTTGACATTCTAAGTTTGGGCTGTTTAGATAAAATTATGGGTGTGCAAGAATTACTTGAAACAGGAGAGATAAATGGGGAATAGTAAACTATTCCTGAAGGAATACATATGAAAGAAATATGCGTAGTTAGTAACGTTCCTTTAACTCAAAAAATAGGTGAAGTTTCCTTTAATCTTAGAGAAGGTGATTATGTTAAGAAATTACTACTGAAATCTGGAATACATGATGGAGCCTTCTGCTTTGCTAAATGGGATGATACTTTAGAAAATAGGTTGCAAAATGCTAACTTCCACGTTATAATTAGCTTAGGAGCCATTCCTACCGGACTACTTTTGAAACTACCTAAAAGTTTCAAGATGAAAGATTACTTAGGAAAGAACTTCGTTCTTGGAAATAAAATTCTTATCCCGTGGTATGCAGCTAATCACTTATTAATTCGGGGAAAGAAGTTAGAAGAAGAAACGCTCACGCTTTTTAAAAAAATATCAAATATAATTGAAGGATAAGACATGAGTTGGATATCTAGAAAATACAATCAATATAAAATTAAAAAAGCGAAGCTTAAAGATTTAGAACAAAATTTTATTACTATTTTTAGGTTGTGTCAATTAAGAGATGAGTATCTGATAATCAAAGATGACCAACTAGCAAGAAAAGAACAAGAATTAAAAAATCTGCAAGTTCAACAATATGCTATTCTAGCTGCTATTACATTAGGACATAATGGTGAATATTTATTAGATAAAATTCTATTTGACATTGTGACAGATAAAGATTATAATAAACTATTGTCCATTGAAAACCTTCCTGATGGCAGTTCCAAACTGACGCTGGTTGATAGAACTGCTTCGGAAGATTTGCAGAGAGGCACCACACAACCAGAAAATCCAAATCCTTCAGCCTCTCCGGTGGTTGAATCTACGGAGAAAAATTGAATGTTAAATAAGAACGACGTTGTCGTGTATGATTTTGAAACTGGTTCAGCAGACCCTTTTACATGCGAACCACTGCAATTAGCGGCTATTGTATTAGATGCTCGGACTTTAGAAATAAAACCTTCTTCTGAATTCAAGACTTATATAAAGCCTACTAATTGGACAAATGTTCAAGATGAAGCTCTGGCGGTAAATAAAATTAAAAGAGAGGTCGTAGAGAGAGACGGTATTTCTCAAAAGGAGGCTTGGGAAGCTTTTACCAGATATGTCAATAAATATAACAAAAGTAAAACTCCTTTTGGTGCCCCAATTTCCGCTGGCTTCAATATTAAGAATTTTGATAAACATATAGTAGAACGAATGTGTAATCTATATGGACCATTAGACAAAAATAATAAACCAATTCTATTTCACCGTAGAGATATGATTGACCTAATGGATATTTGTTTTCTTTGGTTTGAAAATATGGCTGAGCCAGAGAACTATAAACTAGATACGGTAAGAGACTTTCTTGGAATTAGTAAAGATAATGCTCACGATGCTCTAGTTGATACGCAACATACAGCTATGATTATATCTAGATTCCTAAAGTTCCATCGTAGCATTTCAGCAAAAACATTATTCAAGGATTGTTTTAAATGAGTTTCAAGTCTAAACCCTGGGGATGGGAAGAACATATCGGTAAATTAGGGAAAAAACTTTTTATTAAAAAGGGCTACTCCACAAGTTGGCATCGAAATGAAAAGAAAAATAAGATAATTATGGTTGACAAAGGAGAACTTGTAGTCTATCATGGAGACAGTTCTCTATGTTATAATGCTTTCAACAAAGTTCTGAAAGATGGAGATTATATTAATATTCCAGCGACTTATTATAATAGACTCACATCTTTAACAGACTGTTATATTACAGAATTTTTTGATTATTACGACCCAGATGGAACTGACGTTACTAGATATGACCCGGTAACTGGAATGGAAATTAAATGAAGATTCTATACCTAAGTTGCCATGAAACGCTAGAAGCGGACGAGTTAACAGTATTAGATAAGCTTGGTCACCAAGTTTTTTCTATTGGGCACTATATAGACCCTCGAAAACCTCTACATCCAACTAAAGATGGGGCTTTGAATATTAAGTTTGATGAAGAATTATTAGAAAAATATAAAGCTGGCCACAATTATGAAGGATTAGTTAAAAAGTTTGACACTTTAACTATTAATGAAGTTCTCGGGGCTTACTATAATAGAGTTAAAAAAGATTTTGCTCAACTTTTTGATTTAGTTGTTATTGCTCACTTTGAAGAAAATTTAACTTTGAATTGGGAATCTATTAAAGGTAAACCAATTATCATGAGATATATTGGTCAACCTCAAATGCATTTTAGTAAATATCTTAAATATACTAAGACTGTAGCATACTCACCAACTGAAAGATATATCAATCGCTTAGCAAAAAACGACGCTATTATTCGTCCGTTCGTAGATACTGAATTATACAAAGGTTGGACCGGCGAAGATGATTACGTTCTCACTATTAATAAATGGATGAAGAAACGGGGTCAACATGCAGCTTGGCCGGAATATAATTTAGTTACTCAGGGAATGAATAGAATAGTAGGCGGCTTCGAGAATGAAGATATTGAATTTTCCGCTGGAAATTTAACTCCTACGGAACTTCATAATCTAAGAAAGAGAGCCGGAGTATACTTCTCTACTTGCACTAAACCCGGCCCATTTACATATTCTTTTATGGAAGCTCTATCTACTGGTATTCCACTAGTTTCAGTAGGTCCAAAGATAGGAAGTCCGCGAGAAGATATGCCTACCTTTGAAGCACACAAATTTATTGAAAATGGTGTCTCAGGTTTCTGGAGCGATGATATTAGGGAATTGCGTGAGATGCTTCTCCTGCTAATTAAAGATAAAACATTAGCTAAAAGTATTTCTGAAAACGGTCGCAAGGCCGCTATTAAACACTTTTCTTTTGAACGAAACTTAAACGATTGGAAAGAACTATTAAGGAAAGTCTAATGACAAAATGTTTTTTATGTAAAAATGAATATGAAAATACTGTGGTAAATTTAGGAGATATTTATCCTTCTTTATTTTTAGACAAACCAGAAGATAAAGTAAAATTTGATACAGAAGAACTAGCCTTAGCTCAGTGTCCCAAATGCGAATTTGTCCAGTTGACAAACGTGTTAGAACCTGATAATATGTACAGAGAATACTGGTATCGTTCCGGTTTGAATAATACGATGGTAACTGCTCTCCAAGATATAGTGACGAAGTCACTAGCTAAAAGTCCTCAGTCGTATAAACGGGTAATGGATATTGGATGTTTTCCATCTGATACTAAAATTAGAATGTCAGATTATTCTACAAAAAATATTCAAGATATTAAAGAGGGAGACTATGTCTTAACTCCAAATAATAAAGAATGTAAAGTTTTAAAAACTTTTACTAGAAAATATACTGGTAAAATTTATAATTTATCTACTATGCATGGATTTAACTTATCTGCAACTGAAGAACATCCTATTCTTAATGATAAATTAGAATATAAGCAAATTAAAGATTTCAAAAAAGGAGAATATGTTTCAATTCCAAGAATAAAGTCTAGCAAAAATTTGCAAATAGATAAAGATAGATTATTAATATATGGCTGGTTTTTAGCTGAAGGCTCATATATTCATTCCCATAAACCGTTAATTTGTGGAATTAATTTATGCTTAGGTATTCATGAAGAACATTATATTAAACAATTAGAGGATGCATCAAAAAGATTAGGTTTAAATACAACAAAATCTATTCGTCCTGAAAAAAATACTATTGACCTAAGAATTTATTCTAAAGATTTTGCCACAGAAGTTAAAAGATTATTTGGGGAATATTCTCATCATAAATTCATAAATAAAGAAATTTATAATTGGTCAGATGAATGTAAAATTGAATTAATTAAACATTATATGAGGGGAGATGGTCATCTCAGATATATGACTAGTGGTGGTTATCAATACATAGTAACATCAGTATCAAAAGAACTAATTTATGGAATAAAACAATTATTAATCCAGTTAGGAATATCAACGAATATACATTTCGTTAATGACTCCTATAGGTTAACTATAAGTGGACAAAAAATATCTTTATTAGAACCAGGAATTATAGAAGAAGATAAAGATAGATGTCTGTATAAAACAAATGATAATTTTATTTTTGTTAGAGTTAAAAATAATTCATTTGAAGAAGTAGAAAATATTAATGTTTACAACTTTGAAGTTGAAGATGAAAACGCTTATATAGCAAACAATATAGGAGTTCATAATTGTAACGATGGCACGCTCTTATCGTTCTACCCAGATAAATTCTTTAAGACAGGTTACGACCCGGCTAATAACCTCGCTGGGTACGCTATCAACAATTGCGATATATTTATCAATAATTACTTTGACGATAGTATACATTATTCTTTGCCCTTTGATATTATCACTTCTATTGCTATGTTTTATGACTTAGAAGACCCGGATAAATTTATCAGAAGTATTAAAAAATACTTATGTAAGAGCGGGATTTGGGTTGTTCAAATGACAGACTTGATGTGTACTATTAAAACTAATGCCTATGATAATATATGCTTTGAGCATATAGGATATTACACGTTGGAAGTAATGAAAAAATTACTAGCTAAACATGATATGGAAATCTTTGATTTGGAATACAATGATGTCAACGGAGCTTCCGTCAGACTTTACATTCAACATATTGGTGCCCAACGAGGAGTGACATTTACTGCATTGAAGGCAATGGAAGACGAGAAAGAAATATTCAAACTCGGATATTGGGAAAAGTTTAATGAAAAAATAGCAAAAATTAACCAAGTTACTACTAATTTTATTAATGAAATAAACAAATGTGGTAAAACAGTTTTCGGACTTGGAGCATCTACTAAAGGTAACACATTTTTACAAATGTGTAACTTAACTAACAAAGATATTCCTTATATATTAGAAGTTAGCAAAGATAAATTTGGTAAATACGCTATTGGTTCTGATATACCAATCATTAGTGAAACTGAGGGATTTATTAAAGAGCCGGATTTCTTACTCATACTCCCGTGGCACTTTACTAATTTCTTTTTAAAAAGACATGTTGACTATCTCAAAAGAGGTGGGAAATTCTTAGTAGCAATGCCGGAACCTGGATATTGGTCTTGGGACGATAGTAAAGAAGAACCATATTTTACACCAATAATGTGAGAAAAAATGAGTCAATGTAATCATAAATGTAACTGCAAAAATGATTTAGTATATTTAATATTTGTAATAATAGTTTGTATTCTTATTTGGATTCTGTAATGAAAAAAGTTCTTTTTGTAGTTCAGCCCAAAGCCCAATGTGGCGTTTATGAATTCGGTTATTGGACTGGAAGAATATTATTTAAAATATCCTATAATAAACTGATTGATAATGAACAAGATTTTTACTATTACGAATGTGTAGAAGCGTCTAAACCAGAAGATTTATATGAAAGATTAAAAAATAAGTCTTACTGTTTTGTAATCTACAACCACCATCCATTAACTATGAGCTGGTTAAATAACGATGTAATAACCACCACAAAACTGCCTTCTGCTGTTATCATGCATGACGAAAGAAAGATATTTAATAATACTGTAATATTACATCCTGACCCAACCTATATCTCTAATGGAATTGATTACAAAGTAGGAAGACCTATACCGTTTTTCTATCCTGAAAATATGATTAGAGATGAAAACGGTTACTATAAAATAGCTCCAGTTCTAGAAAATACTATCGGGACTTTTGGCTTTGGTTTTAATCACAAAGGTTTTGATGAGGTAGTTCATAAGGTTAACGAAGAATTTGATGAGGCTACAGTTAGAATTCGTCTTCCATTGAATACTATTGTAGATAGTTCTGGGTCTTACGCCTATTCTATGAGAAATAGGCTAGAAAAAATTCCAGTTAAACACGGAATTAAATTAGAATTTTCTCACGAATATTTAGATTCTCAACAATTATTATACTGGTTGGCTCAAAATACAGCTAATGTTTTTATGTATCGCAATAGTGTGGCACATAATGCTTGTTCCAGCGTAATAGATTGGGCGATTGCTGCCGGTCGCCCTATTGCGGTGAGTAATGATGGTATGTTTCATCATGTTCATAAGGTTGAACCAAGTATTTGTTTATGTAAAAATACACTAAAAACTATAATCCAAAATGGAACGGTTCCTTTAGAACCTCTCTATAAAGAGTGGAGTTGGGAAAATTTATACCAAGATTATGGAAAGGTGATAAATGAAAGTTTATGCACACAGGGCTAATCAAAACGGCTCTAATATTAATTTAGAAAATACTAAAATAGCAACATGGAACTGTTTTAACAAAGGATATAATGTAGAACTTGACATTCGCCTAAAAGATGGTAAACTTTACTTAGGTCATGATGAGCCAAAAGATGAAATTGTTAGAGAATTTTTAGAAGACAGTCGTATTTTAGCACATGCTAAAACATGGCAGACTTTTGAATATTTACTCAGATATAAACAAATACATTCCTTCTTTCAAAGTTTAGATGATGTGAGTATTACCTCTCAAGGTTACCGAATCTGGCATCAAAATTCTGGTAAATGTCGTGATTTTGGAAATAAAGATATTGTTGTAGATTTAGATTGGTCAACAACTTGTGAAGCTTATGGAATAATTACGAATTATCCAAATCTTGAATATGACAACGAAAAAATAGGAGAAGCCTTCAAACTTCTCATTCTAGATGTAGATGGAGTCCTAACTAACGGAAGAAAAACTTATGATAGTGAACACAATGTATTATCTAAAGAATTTTGTGATAGAGACTTTACTGCAATTAAACGGTTTAAGTCCGCTGGTATACCAGTTCTATTACTTAGCGGGGACAACTTCAACTCCGGGATGGCTCTAAGTCGAAGTTTACCATTCTTCAATGCTAGAAATTATTCTAAACAGTTAGATAAGGCTATTGCTATAGAGAAAATAGCAGAAGAATACAAGTTTAAATTAGAAGATATAGCTTATGTGGGAGATGATTACTATGATTTATCAGCTTTAAATGTAGTTGGTCATCCCTACTGTCCTCAAAATGCCTCTAGTATTGTTAAACAAAATGCTACTATTCTTAACCGAAATGGTGGAGATGGAGTAATTGACGCCCTCTATGAACAAGTCAAAGATAAAATAATTCAGAGATACCCTTATGAATCTTAATGAAGATAAGCTTTGTGTTATTGGTAATGAATTCTTAGATATTATTGATATCATTAATTATGATGGAAAATATAAAAGAATAATTCAAGATGGTGGAATTCATAATATTAAACAGGGTACTAAAATTGCTCTAAAAAAGAATACCGCTAATATTCTAATAACTCATCATGGGACAGAATCAACTATTGATAAAGGATATCAATGTCCAGTAGAAGGTCCGTATAGTAAAGCTGGTTACGGTTGGGTTCATTTAGCTTATGCTAATTTGATTAATATTGACTTTACAAAAGTAGAAGCAAAGATAAAGTCTTGTGATTTAACTAAACATTACTTTACATTTGATTTATCAAAAGCTTACAATAATATTGCTTGTTGCGATTATGTTTTTTTAAGTAATGAAGATAATCAAAACCTTTTAAAACATTTTTTGTTTGAACCAAGTTCCAACTTTTCAGGATGGCTCGTTGAGCATTCTTCGCAGGGAAGTGTGGCCTGCCAACCCAAAAAAATCAAAGACGTGTCTCATCTCTTTGGTGATACTTGCGGGTCAGACGGGATAAATGTTAGTCATTATTGGCATCAAAAAGAAAATTTTCTTTTTACGGTGGGCGCTGGTGATAGGTTTGCTGGTTACTTCATTGAACATAGAATGAATAATCCGGAATCTTATATCAAAAATAGTCAAGAGTATGCGCATACTAAAGTATTACAATGGTTAAAGGAAGTCAATGAGAACATCTAAGCCGTACAAGTTAGTAGTCCCTCTAGCTGGTCGCGGCTCTCGCATGACTGCCGGAGGTTTTAAACTTCCCAAACCTATGTTGATTTGTGGAGATAGAAGTATTTTAGAATGGTCTATGCAATCTATTGATACTACAGAATGCGAAATAGAATTTGTAGTAAGAGAAGAACATATCCGGGATTTCGGTATGTTTGAATGGTTGCAATATAAGTTCGGTAAAGATATTGGTGTTACTAAGCTTCACCGAGAAACTAAAGGGGCAATAGAAACCGTGTTAGCTGGCATTAATCCGGATGATGAAAATCCTTTAATTATACTTTGTCCCGATATTTCTTTTACACCAATCTTTAAACCAAATAACTATGACTTTAAAACTGCGGGTCAAACTTTAGTTTTTAAATCTAATAGTCCTAACTATAGTTATATAGATATAAATGATAAAAATTTAGTTTCTTCTGTTTGGGAAAAAGTGGTTAGACCTAGTAATTTAGCTAATGTCGGAGTCTACTGTTTTCAAAGTTGCAAATTATTTGCTGAACATGCATGGGCGTATCTGAATAGTGTATCAGTAAAAAGCCAATATAATCCTAGTGGTGAAGCCCATATTGCTCCTCTCTATAACAGAATAACAAATTCAGATGAGGTCGAATATCGAAAAATCGACAAAATTCATATTATGGGGACGCCCGAAGAATTCAAATTTTTTGAGGAAGTATCTTTCAAATATCTAGCTAAACCGCGAGCTTTTGCGTTATGTAGTGACCATTCTGGTTTTAAAGTAAAAGATGAAATCAAGAAAATAATGGAAAAAAATAAAATTCCTTATATAGACTTTGGTTGTTATAATGATAAAGATTGTGATTATAATACTTATGTAGAAACTACTGCAAAGTTTGTCCTTAATAATAGACCATTTTTTGGTTTAGGAATTTGTCGTAGCGGACAGGGTATTAATATTTGTGCTAATAAAATACCAGGAATTCGCTCTGCTTTGGTTCAAGATGAATATCACGCTGGTTATGCTATCAAACATAATGCGGCCAACTTCTTTGCTCTATCTGCACATGATTTTCCGGAAACTAGAAAATTAGAAGATGTTATCTATTCACTAACCGAAGAAACTTTCGATGGAGGCCGGCATCAATGTCGTTTAATGAAAAATGGAAACTAAAAACAAAAGAGAATAGTTATGCTTTTATACAGTATTGACTGGATGAAAAATGGCTGGTTCATTGGTAATTTTTATCCTTCCGCATTTATAAGCGAAGCTTTTGAAGTTGGACATTTGAAACATAAAGCTGGCGATAAAAGTGATGGGCACTTCCATAAAAAAATGACTGAAATTAACTATCTAATCAAAGGTAAAATAAAATTTGACACTATGAAAATAGTTGATGGTAAACAGTGGATTATTGAAGCTAAACAAGGTTTTATCTGGGTCACAGAACCAAATCAAGTTTATGGAATAGAATTTGTAGAAGATAGTGAACTTATAGTTATAAAAACTCCATCTGTTCCGGGTGATAAATATTATTCAGGGGATAAATACAAAGATTTATGGATTTCACCAGAAGCCTTACAAGAAATTAAAGACTGGATGCCAAGTTCAGAAGATGCTGAACAATATACTAGTACATTTGGCGGAGAATTAATTGAGAATTATAAACGAAGTTAAGTTAGATTTTGATGATGTTTTAATCTGTCCTAAGAGGAGTGAAACTGGAAGTAGAGCGGATGTTAATCTATATAGAACTTTTAAAATGCTACACGCAAAATGTACTATGAGCGGTATTCCAATCATTGCTGCAAATTTAGATACTACTGGCACAATAGCAATGGAAAAAGCATTATCTGAACAAGGTTTATATACATGTCTTCATAAGTTCTACAAGCCGGAACAATTAATTAGTTTTTTCAAACAGAATCCAATTAATCAAGCTTTCTGTACAATTGGTATCACAGATGGTGATTTTGAAAAACTAAAATATATGAAAGATGAGACTTACATCCATAGAATTTGTATTGACGCAGCTAATGGATATACTAAATATTTTGTTAATAGAGTTCAAGAAGTAAGAAAATCATTTCCTAAAGCTATTATTATGGCTGGTAACGTAGCTACTGGAGACATGACACAAGAATTGTTAGTAAATGGGGCGGATATAGTTAAAATTGGAATTGGACCGGGAGCATTCTGTGAAACTCGTAAAGTAACCGGAGTTGGTTATCCTCAATTAAGTGCTATTATTGAATGTAGTGATGTTGCACATGGTTGTGGAGGACATGTTTGTAGTGACGGTGGATGTAAAACATCTGGAGATATTGCTAAAGCTTTTGGAGCCGGTGCAGATTTTGTGATGCTAGGAAATATGTTAAGTGGAACTGATGAATGTGAAGGATTATGGACTTATGAACCAGTTCATGACGGACTACCTGGAAACGGTTACGAAAATTATAAAGATGTTAAAAAATCTCTTCGTGTTTATGGAATGAGCAGTAAAGAATGTATGGATAAATATTATGGTGGGGTTGCAGAACATCGTTCCCCAGAAGGTAAATCTGTAGAAATACAATACAAGGGTCCAGTTAAAAATATAATCAATCAAATATTGGGCGGATTACGTTCTACTTGTACCTATATTGGAACAGACGATATTAAATCCTTATCTAAATGTACCACTTTCGTGAGAATCAAATGATAGACGTTTTAATACAAGGTCCAGTATATTCTTACACAAGAGAATTCATTAATAGATATAGAGACTACGATTTTGTAAATAGAGTAATTTTTTCTACCTGGAAAGAGAATGAAGTTCTCTATAGAGATTGGGATATAGATGAATTAGTTCTATCAGATTATCCTTCCAACCCCGGTTTAGGAAATCGTAATCTTCAATTAGTAACTTCGCTCGCCGGTATGAATAAAATTCATTCCTCAGTAGTAATGAAAATACGAAGCGATATGTTTGTACCTTTAGATAAAATCTGGTATTTCTATTGTACTGAACGTATTAATAATAATATACTAACTCTTAGCATTTATCCCCGTTTCCCATTTCATCCTCGGGACCACATGTTTATTGGTAATTCAAAAGATATGTGGGAATTATTTGATATTCCCCTTGACAAAGTCAAGGATTTTCAGTATAATGAAAGCACAACAATTAGAACAGAAACTTATATTGGCTCACATTATTGTAGAAAATTTAATCCTGAGATTCAAAAATTCGTAGATGAACCGTATAAATATCTAACTGATTCCGCTTCTCATAAAGATGAAGCATTGAAAATAAGTAATCAATTAATAAGTGATGGCGTAGCCTTTCAACCATTACCTCAATTACCCATTGAATGGCCCAAGCACTATCCCAATGGCTATCCATTTCGACATCTGAAAAACTTATACGGCGAGACTTATCATGAAGATTTATCAAATGAAGTGCGGATGTAAGTTTAATATCAATGAAGAGATGATAGCGAAAAAGGGTAAAACATTAGAATACTATGAAAAGAATCAAATAGTTCCGCCACTTCATAAATTTAATATTGCGGAAGTCCCTTTAGAATGCATGTATGTTTGGGATATGTTAGGTAAAGGTTTAGTCAAAGGAGTATTCCAACTAGAAGGAACTGGTAGACAGTGGGTTAAAAAATTAAAACCTGAATGTATACAACACCTAGCTGATTTAGGAGCTATTTTAAGACCCGGTTGTACTAAAAGTATTGACGCTAAAACCGGGCTGAGTCTTACAGAATTATATTGCCAAAGAAAAAATAGAATGGTAGAAGTAGAATATCTTCATCCTTCCTTAAAACCAATTCTAGAAAAGACTTATGGAATTTTAGTTTATCAAGAACAAGCTATGTTTATAGTTAGAGATTTAGCTAACTTTACAATGCAAGAAGCAGACATGCTTCGTAAAGCTATTGGTAAAAAGTTACCAGAAGAAATGGCAAAAGTGGAAGTCATGTTCTTTGAAGGTGTTAAGAAAGCGAATGTTGTCAACGAGGAACAGGCTAAAGAAATCTTCGGTTGGATTAAAGAAAGTCAAAGATATTCGTTCAATGCTAGCCACGCTTATTCGTATGCTATGAATAGTTACTGGACAGCTTACTGTAAAGCCCACTTTCCGATTCAATTTTTTACATCTTATTTACGTTACGCTCAAGAAAAACAAGACCCTTTACAGGAAATACGAGAGTTAATTAATGAAGCAAAATTAATGGATGTAGAAGTTTTAACTCCAGACCTCAGAAGTATGAAAAAACATTTCTTTACAGATGGGGTTAAAGTACAATTTGGCCTAGCTGATATAAAAGGAATTGGAGATGCTCAAGTTGATAAACTTAGACAAGCAATTATAAATGCTGAAGAAACTTATGGTAAAAAAATAGAAGACTTATCTTGGTATGAATTTTTAGTTTTTGTGTCTCCACAGGTCAGTAGTACCACTATGGAGAGATTAATAGAGGTTGGGGCACTTAGTTACATGGACAACTTTTCCAAAAGTTAATAAAAGGAGATAGTTGTGTCAAGAACTAGAATGTTAGAAGAATATAAAGCCTACTCAGATTTAACAGATAAAGAGCAAGAATGGATTAAAGAATCTTCTTCAAAATTTACTGAAATAGTACATGCTATTGAAGCTGCCGCCAAACCTAAAAAAGATGGAGGTGGATGCGCTAATATAAAACGGGTAGCTATTTTGGAAGACAAAGTAAAATTACTTACTTCTCCAATAATTAGTATGAATGATACTCCAAGTATGATTGCTTATAATGAAGAAAAATATTTAGGCACAGCTATTAATTGTTCTATTGTTGATGGTTGTGATATTAGCGAAGCTAACTGTAGTTGTAAAGAAGCCTTATCTGGAAGAAAAGGAAGGTTAGTTTTAGCAGTAACTATTGAAGCTGTCAGAGTAACTACTATTAAGAAAATAGGAAATTATACTGGACAAAAGATGGCTTTTCTGGTAGTATCAGATGCTACCTGCTCTCTATCTGATGTATGTGTATTTTCGGATACTTATAAAAAATATAAAGATATCTTGTCAGAAGGTAACAACGTTTTACTAGAAGGTGAATTCGGTAAAAAGGGAAGTTTTGAAGTTAAGAAATGTTCACAAATTTAATTAGGGAAAATATGAAAATCAGACATTGGAAAATTGGCTCGTTAGAACATAAAATTTTACCAACCCCAACAGCAATAGAAGAATTAGAAAAGAAAATCAAAGTATGGTTTAAAGATGACCTGAGTGATACTGTTAATATAGTCACTGGAGCAGAAGTAGAACTTAATGTATTTGAGATTGAAGAATAAATTTGGTAGCTAAAGCTATCTACACAATTATAAAAAGGGTTATTATGAATAAGAGTACGATAATGGGTAATCTAACTAGAGACGTTGAGGTAAAAGATGTTGGGGAACATAAAGTAGCAAAGTTTGGTGTTGCTGTAAATGAAAAATATAAGGATAAAGAAGAAACAATGTTCATTGATTGTGAATGTTGGGGTAATCGTGCTGAAGTATTAGAAAAATATTTCAAAAAAGGTTCTAGAATCTTACTAGAAGGTAAACTTAAGTTTGAAACATGGGAAAAAGATGGTGACAAAAGAAGTAAGCACAAGATTACCGTTAGTGATTTTTGGTTCGTAGACAGAAAAGCTGTTGACGAAAATGATACTACTAATAATGCTCCACCAGCAAAAACTCAACCAAAAGCCAAAACCACTCCACAAAAAAATATTCAAAGCACTGAGGCACCTCCACCATTTTAATTTGCAGAGAAGGCACATCACATCCTTCCCTGCCAATTTGTTCAGCCAGTCTATCTCCTTCCGCCCTGTCTATATAAATCTTAGGCGGGGCTTTTTTACTAATAGGATATAATGAGAAAAAAACGTCTTTTAATGGTTAATGAAAGTTCTCTTCTTTCGACTGGTTATTCTACATACGGTTATGAAGTTTTGCGTAGACTACAAGATACTAATAAATATGAGATTGCAGAACTAGCTTCATACGGAAGTCCAGAAGATAATAGAGCTAGCGTTTTACCGTGGAAATATTATCCCGTTATTCCAAAATTGAATGATAAAATAACTGAACAAATTTATCATAGTAAAGTTACTAATCAATGGGGAGAATATTTATTTGATGACGTATGTATAGATTTCAAACCAGATTGCGTTTTCTCTATTCGTGACCCGTGGATGGATGAATTTATAGAACGTTCTCCAGCTAGACCATATTTTAATTATGCTTATATGCCCACAGTTGATTCTGCTCCACAAAATGATAATTGGTTAAGTAACTTTGCCAGTGCAGATGCTATTTTCACTTATACAGATTGGGGCTTGGATGTTCTCAAAAAACAAATGAATAATCCTTCTAATCTTAAGTGCGCTGCTCCACCGGGAGCAGACTTAGTAAACTATAAATTTTTGAAAAAAGATGAAGTTAGAAAAAGAGTTGGTTTATCAGAAGACAGTTTTATTATTGGAAGCGTAATGAGAAATCAGGTTAGAAAACTTTATCCTGATTTAATGGAAAGCTTTGCTTTGTTCTTAGAACAGGCTCCAAAAGAGATTGCTAGTAAATCCTATCTTTATTTACATTGCGCTTATCCGGACTTAGGTTGGGATATACCTCGTTTACTAAAAGAACATGGAATAGCACATCGAACTTACTTTACTTATTTCTGTCTAAATTGTAAAGAAATATATCCATCATTCTTTCAAGACGGCAAGGCTCCTTGTCGTCTGTGCGGTTCACATAGCGCAATTTTACCTAACATTAAAGCTGGAATACCTCCACATGTATTAAACGAAATATATGCGCTAATGAATGTATATGTTCAATACTCAAATTGTGAAGGTTTTGGAATGCCTATGGTAGAATCTTCTGCGTCCGGAACTCCAGTTATAGCTGTGGATTACTCCGCAATGTCTGATGTGGTTAGAAAATTAGGCGGTTTCCCTATTAAAGTACACAGAATGTTTAGAGATAGTGGAACAGAGTCTTATCGTGCCTTACCAGACAATTCTAATTTAGTTGATTTACTAATAAACTTCTTCAAAATGCCAAAAGAAAAACATTTCGAGTATGCTGTAAAAGCTAGAGAAGGTGTGTTAACCCATTACACCTGGGAAAAAACTAGTAAAATTTGGGAAAATTATTTCGATTCCGTGATTCCTCTTGACAAGTGGGATTTACCAGCTAAGATAAATGTGCCAAACATGAATCCTCCAAGCGGTATGAGTGATAAAGAATTTGTAAATTGGGCTTTTGCTAACATAGCTGGACGCCCAGAGTTAATAAATAGTTACTTAGCTATCAGATTAACTAGAGATTTGGGATTAGGAGCCTGTTTAAAAGGTTTGCCAAATATGTTAGTAGACGAAGAACATAGTTCTGAATCATACGCCGCTTATGGAGAATTTACTAGAGAAACTTTAGCAAATCATTTAATAAATATTGCTAACGCTAAAAATATTTTTGAAAAGAAAAGAGGAAAGTTATGAATAATAGAAATGAATACATCGAAAATTGTAAAAAGGAAAATCAACAGGTTTTGGGTCCAAAGTTTCTAGTCCAATATCTTCGTGATAAACATGGGCGTCCAGTCGGACTAGCACTAGCTTATAAACAAAACGATGAGGTAAAAGTTGGCTGGAGTAAATGTAATACCACACTTGAAAATTTTGACAAACAAATTGGTATTAACAAAGCTATTAATAATTCTGTAGAGTTGAATTCTGTAAAATTTGTTCAAAAAAGTACAGAAATTCCAAATAGTCTTAGGTATACAGTTACAAGTTTGGTTGACAGAGCCAGCAGATATTACAAAATCTAAACCTTTTACTAAGCCTGTCCAAAATACAGGCTTATATTACAATGTCAAAAATAATAATTATTTTTATAATTTCTCTTCTCGGAGATAATGATTTCTGCACTAGAGAAAATGCTACTAAATATCTAAGCTATAATATTAACCCAAAAACTATTCCGTATATGATTGAATATGGGGTCCACAGTTCAGACCCGGAAATACGTTTTAGAAGTAAAGAAATATTAAAAAAGAAATTTTTTGAGTATAAGTCTACTATATATAGTATCCCGATATTTGCAGCAATCGAAATTATAGATAGTGATAGATATATAACAATTGAAGATGCGGCTAAAATTAATAGGTCTCCCTATATTAAATCATATTTAGTTTTTATCATAGCTACTAGACTATGGTATGCTCCATCCGATTACGAAAATATATTCTCTGATAACAATGAGAGAATAATGAATTGTGTAAATAATAATAAGAGATTATATAGGGACAGGAAAGTTAAATAAATGAGTATATTATATATTGGTCCATATCGGGATGGTACTGGTGCCTCTAAAGGTTCTCTGAATCTTATATCTTCTCTAAATGAGACTGGAGAGAATATTTGTATTAGACCTATTAAACTTAATGACTTTCAAGGAAAATTAGACGAAAAATTTCTGGAATTAGAAAGCAAAAAGATTAAAGGAACTGATGTAATCATCCAACACGTTCCACCAGAAATGTTAATTTATGAAGGTGAGTTTCAAAAGAACATAGCTTATGTCAACTATCATACTAGTGATTTTAAAATGTCACAGTGGCCAGAACGTTTAAATATGATGGATGAAATTTGGGTTCCATCTAATTTTGTTAAACGAGCTTGTGAAGTGAGCGGTATCAGGAAACCTATTCGAGTTGTTCCCTTCGGTTGCGACACTTCTGTATTTTTGCAAAGTTATCCAGCCTACAAACAAATTGAGCAGGAAAGGCACACTGACTTCCTTTTCTATTCCATCTCTGGTTCCTTCTCTCGTCGTAAGAACTTCGGGGCTTTTGTTCAAGCATTCCATTTAGAATTTGATAAAAATGAGCCTGTTAATATAGTAATAAAATTTCTCTTAGATACAAAAAATGAAAATATAAATAGTAGAGATTTTATTAAAAAATTAAAAGACGGTCTAAAATTAGGACAAACAAAAGAAGAAATAGTTCTTCCAAGTGAGTATTTGTCTGATAATGAAATTTATAGTATACATAATAGCTGTAACGTATTTGTTTCTACGTCATATGGTGAAGGGTTTTCAATTCCGTGTATAGATAGTATGGGTTTCGGTAAAACACCAATTGTTAATGGTTATGGTGGCTATAGTGATTACATAGATGACGAAACGGGATGGAAGGTTGATTACAACCTAACTCCCGTTTTTGGTTTACAAGATAATCCGGCCAAGCTATTTTATGGCAAAGAACTTTGGGGTTCTATTTCGATACCTCATCTTCGACAGTGTATGCGTGAAGCTTATGAAAACCATAAAAAAAGAGAATTGAAATCGGAAGCTGGTATCAATAAAGTTTTTGATTACTCACATGAAGTGATAGGTTCTCAAATTAAAAGGATACTCTATGAGTAAGTTTGATAATCCTGAACGTGAAGTTTTTGATAAAAAGACTGAAGAATTCTTTAAGAAAAAACTTGACAAAAATAAAACCAAACCATTAACTGAAGGTCAAAAATATTATCTAGAAACTATTGAACACTGCCAATTTATCATATGCGATGGGCCTGCTGGAACTGGAAAAACACATATTGCTTTATCTAAAGGTTTAGAATATCTAAAGGCTAATAAGTATAAACAATTATTAGTAATTCGTCCATTACAAGAATGTGGGCGTCCTATAGGTTTTTTACCTGGAGAAAAGGAAGATAAATTAGGGCCACATATGGCCGCTTTCTATCAACTTTTCAGTAAATTGATTGGAGAAAGAGAGTTAGCAGATTTAGTTAAAGAAAATAAAATAGTTATTGACACCTGCGAGTTTATGAGAGGTGTTACATTTGACGAGATGTTCGTCGTAATTGATGAGGCTCAAAATTGTACTATGACTCAAATTAAAATGTTATTATCCAGAATGGGTAAAGATTCTAAGATGGTTATAACTGGTGATGGAGAACAAACTGACTTGTGGAGAAAAGAGGATTTAATAGGAAGTAGAAGCGCATTCTCTGTAACAGCGGATAGATTGTTCAACGAAGATAAAGATATAGGAGTGGTAGAACTAGATGAAAGCGATATCGTCCGAAATGGACTCATCGGGAAAATCTTGAAACTACTGGACGGTAAGTAAAAAATGTGGTATAATTAGTTACACCAAACTAATTTAAACACAGGTAATTTCTATGTCTTCAGCGGTAAATTCAATAATTAGAGCGGCTACTCGTCAAAATGGAGAGCCGCTTAATATTTTACTGTTCACAACCAGTGAGGAATACGAGAGCCTTCTCTGCAAAACCAACCATAACTTTTTCGCTCTCAATTTAAGACAGGAAAGATGGAGAAACGACGTTGCTTTAATCCCAGAAAATTACACTGAGATAAATAAAATAAAAGGGAATGGAATAACTTTTGATTTAATTTTATGTTTAGGAAGAAAGAAACATTTAAAAGAATGTGTTGTGATATCAAAAGAATTACATATCCCATTAGTTATAGTAGAACAGGAATATCCTGATAAATATAATAATGAAAAAATTTCAGGTGATATTAATATATTTGTTACTCACGAACAGGCTAAAAGTTGGGGTTTTAAAGAAAATGAATATACTATTATAAATAATGCTATCAATCAACATTTATATAGTTATAACGAAAATAAAAGTAAAACAATACTAACAGCTATTAACAGTTGGAAAAGAAAAGGAAATAGTCATGGGTTTGGAATCTACTGGAAATTATTCCATAACATAAAGTTGCCAATAAAAATTATTGGTCACAATCCTGGTATTTCTAAACATATTCATTGGCAAGATGAAATTGAAGAGTTTAATAAAGCTAGTATCTATATCAACCCAACATTATCTGTTCCTCAACCCACACAAGTTCTAAAAGCTATGTATACTGGAGCTGTAGTAATAGCTTTAGATAACTGTGAAATTAATAAAGTTATTACTCATAAAAAGACAGGTTTATTAGTTGACGAAAAATATCCTGAATATCTGTTAAAATATGCAGAAATTTATATTAAAAATAAAGAATGGTTTAGAACAATAGGAATAAGAGCCAACAAACAAATACTTCTTAATCACTCAGTAGAACAATTTGTTTCTAATTGGAATCAGATATTCAGTCAAGCTACTAATATAGTATATAAGGGGACAAGCAGAGCATGAAAGTAAATTTACTTATAGATAATGGAAATGTATTGTCCGGCTATCTTAATCTTGACCCATGTATGATGGAAGTTGGAGATGCTAGAATCAAAACAGATATCTCAAATTTAGATGAATATGTGGATGATAATGAATGTGAAGAAATAAGAGTTCATGAAATATTAACCTACTTTGATTCTAACAAAGTAGATAATATGTTAAACAATTGGATTAGTAAACTTCGCAAAAATGGCACTATTTACATTTCAGATATAGACCTGGATGAAAGTTATAAAGCTTACATTAGAGGAGATATTAACCTATTAAAACTAAACGAGTTATTATTTGGTGGACAAGATAGAAAATGGAACCTAAGAAAATGTGGTTTAAATATCATATCCTTAGAGGAAGCTCTAAAGTCTAAAGGACTTAAAATAACTAAGAAATATTTTGAAGATTATAATTTTGTAATAGAGGCACAAAGAATATAATGGAAATTGAAACTAAATGCAAAGGATGTGTATTTTACGATGGAGACTTAGAATGCTCATTAGGAAGATATGAAAAATTCAAAGAAAATGGAGCAGAAATAAGTTTTATTGACGATATACATCATCCAAGACAAAATCCTAATACTCCAACTATGATTGTTAAAGGACGCTTCTGTTCTGCTAAACGTCCTTCACAATGGGCTGAAGGTAAAAATAAAATAAATCTCCCTCTAATAGTTAGGGCAGAACTTTTAGTTAATTATGAAGTTATAATCCCAATTACAGATGTAGATAGCTCTGCTTTAGAAATAACTTTAAAAAGTTTAAATAAACAATTAGTAAAACCTTCATTGATAGTCTTAAACTGCACCTCTAACAAAATAAAATATCCAAATTTAATCAGACAGCTTAAAAATCAAAAACTACCGTTCAGAGTAGATAGAATGTTAAGTAATGATAGATTCGCTTTAGAAACTTCTTTAGATAAAGTTAAGACTGACTATTATCTAATTCTGGAAAGTGGAACTAATCTAGATGAAGAGTATGTTGCTAATATAGATGAAGCTATCAACGTAGAATTAAAAAGATTTTTAATAGTTACAAATAAAATAGGTGATTTTGTTTATTTTCCATTACACAAAAATCTAGAAGGCAACTATCCAATTCGTGCCTCAAAAATTGATGAAGATTGTCAAGACGACACTTTAATACTAAACTCTTTACAAGATAAAGTAAAATATTTGGCTAATAAAAATAATCAACATTTTCTAATTAAAAGCTATCAAGAGATATTAAATGGATAATTCAGTAGGAATAATTATTATTAATAAAGATAATACTGAAGAAGAAATTCAAAAATGTATTAGTAGTATTAAGTCTCAAACCTATAAAAACTTAAAAGTTATTTCAATAGGTGGAAATCATAATAAAGCTGAAATTATTAATAAAGGTTTGGAAACTATAGCTAAAACTGATTATGTTCTATTAATAGAAGGTCAGCAAATATTATTTCCTACTTATATTGAAGACACTCTCAAAACTATAATTAATCATTCAGTCTATGTTGGAGCAGTTTACACTGATTATTTTAATATCATCAATGATAATAATATTCCACAATACTTAACATCATTCGATAGAAAAAAGATAACTGATGGTTATACTATACCAAATACAGCACTCTTTAAAAGAGAAGTGTTTGATAAATGCGGCTCTTATAATCCAAATCTAAACGTGTTAGAAAATTGGGATATATGGTTAAGAATTAGTGAAAAATATGTTCTATATCACTTACCAAAAATTCTTTATTCCAATATTGAAAAAGAAAATACTACTAAAATAGAAGATTTCAAAATTTCAAAAGATATCATTCTGTCAGATACAATTAAAAGAGTAAAAACAAATGGATGATTTAGTAATAATTATACCAGCGGCAGGCTTAGGAAGAAGAATGAAATCTTACGGCCCTAAATCTCTTCTAATAATAGAAGATAAAAATTTAATACATAGACAAATTAAAATATTAACAGATAAATATCCCAATTCCAAAATAGTTGTAGTTGCCGGATTTGAGTATGAAAAAGTTAATACTTATATAGAAGAAAAATTAGATTCAAAACTAATAAAAGTTTTACTAAACTATAAATACAAAACAACTAATGTTGCTAAAAGCATATCTTTAGCAGCAGAAAAATATCCGGCTAATAACTACCTGATAGTATATGGGGACTTGATATTTAATAAAGAAACAATTGAAAATTTAAATTTCGATAAAAGTGGAATTGTTTTAGATACGAATGACCAATTTGACTCAATGGAAATAGGAGTTAAATATGAAAATGAAGCAGTTGTTAACTTTTCATATTCAATTCTTAAAAAATGGGCGCATATACTGTATTTAGATTACAAAGATATGAACTTATTTAACGCTATAGTAAACCGTTCTTATCAAGATAAATTTTTAACTTATGAAATACTTAATAAAATGATTAGTAAACATAATTTAAAATTAAAAGTATATGAAAATCCAAGTATGTTCATCCAAGAAATAGATGACTCTAAAGATATTGAAAAGGCTGAAAAATTAGCCGGGGAAGGAAAATTTTGAAAATATTAATTTTTGCAGGAAAGGCAACCACACCCGACATTCAAAGCCACTCCCTCGGTTGGAGTAACGCTCTGTCTCTAAGGAAAGATTGTGATGTGAGAATGTGGAACGGTAATGAAAATATATCTTCTTTTGATATTTTTGATACTTACCAACCTGATGTGTTCTGGTGCCACAGTCGAGATTTAACACGCTCATTAACTAAAGTTCTATTAGATAGCAAATTTGATGAAACCAAAGCTATTATATTTCTAAATGATTACGAAGATGCTACTGAAGATGAAAAAAAATATGTAAATCAATTAAAATCTAAATATCAAACCATGTTTAGTCAAAATTTTGAAAACTACCTACCTTATTGGAGTGGTATAAGGTGCTTCTCCTGCTTACCCGCTGCTGATATCACCCGTTTTAAACCAAAAGATATAGATAATAGATATTATTCTCCAATAAGCTTCATCGGCCAGTGGGAACCCTCCAAAGAGGAGAATATTAAAAAATATATCTATCCATATTTAGATTTTGGAATAAAAATCTACGGTTTCGGCAATTGGTCAGTAGCAAATCATCTGGGAATTATAACTAACAACGATGTATTTTGTAATATAATATCAAATTCAGATTTGAATCTCAGCGTTACTAATAATAAAGGATATTCACCTAGCGAACGTATATTTAAGATATTAGCTTGTAAAGGACGATGTTTAATATTGGGAGCTAATAAAGAATACGAAAATCTTTTTGGTAATTACTGTATGGTTGATACTGTCAAAACTTATCAAGAATTAATTGGTAAAATTTCTACTAACTGGATTCTAGATAACCATACTTACGAACATCGTATAAACCAAGTGTTCAACCAACTGGAGATAAAATGAGAAAATTAGGAATAGCTGTTTCTAGTTTCGGGGCTAGTCAATTAAGCTATCTTATTATAAATAATATAAATCTATATTTGGAAAAAGAATATAAAACTGATATTATTGGTTTCTACGAAAATCTAATTAAGTATTCATTAGACCCTAAATTTTCTTGTATGCAATCAGTAGAGATGTGGGGATATGACGGGCCTGTGATTGCGACTAATTTAAATTCGGCTCAAGATATTATCCGAATTCCTACTATAAGAAATAAATTCTTTTACATTTGGGATTTGGAATGGATAAATTTAATTGATAAAGATTACTCAAAATTAGAAGAAATTTATTCCAATCCAAAATTAATTTTAATTGCAAGATGTAAAAACCATGCTAAACTAATCGAAAGTATGTGGAACACTAAAGTAAAATATATTATAGAAGATTTCAATATTGATAAATTACTGGAAATAACAAAATGACTGCTGAAGAATATGTGATAAATGCTTGCATAATAGATAAAAAAAGCACTTACGCTATAGCTAAAGAATTTAGCACCTACCCAAATAAGGTTAGGAGAATCTTGACTGATGCCGGTGTTAAGATGAGAGATAAGAGTGAGGCTCAAAAAGATGCTTTAGAAAGCGGAAGACATAATCATCCAACTAAAGGGAAAAAACGTTCCGAAGCTACTAAAATTAAGATAAGTGAAGCTATCGCTAAACAGTGGCAGGATATGAGCGAGAATGAAAGAGCAAGGCGTTCCCAAATTGCTAAGGAAAATTGGGAAAGTATGCCTGATGATGAAAGAGAAGAATTTAGAAAAGCGGCTTCGGAAGCTGTTAGAGAGTCCGCAGAATTCGGGTCCAAATTAGAACGATTCTTAGTGATAGAGCTTAGAAGAAATGGTTATAAACCAGATTTCCATAGAACACACTTAGTAGCTAGTGAAAAACTAGAAATGGATATCTATATACCAGAATTAAATACTGTAATAGAAGTTGATGGACCGGCACACTTTTACCCAATTTGGGGTGAAGAAAATTTAGCTAAACATTTAGTTTCAGATAATAAGAAGAACGGTTTGTTAATCAATGGCGGTTTCGTAGTAATTAGAGTTAAACATTTAGTTAAGAGTATTTCTCAAATACATAAAAGAAAAGTCTTGACAAAGGTGTTAGATACCTTAAACTGTATTAAATCCAACTTCCCGGAAGAAGATAAACGTCTTATTGAAATTGAGGTAATGTAATAATGGGTGACGAAAATGAAGTAGGTGTTTTAGACTCAGTCAATTTAAACTCTTTAGAGGCTAATGAAGAACTTCCTATTCTTTCAGGAGAAAGAAAAGAATCATTACTAGCAGAAGAGTTGTCAGACCCACTTATGGTAGACGAAACTTGGTCTGATTTCGTATTAAAGCAGTTTGGTGAAGACGAGCTAATGGATGGTAATCCTACTGTAGACGGTTTGCGAAGAGTTGCTAGAAAACTATTAGGAGATATTTTTCTAAGTGAGTGTAATGTAATTCAAGCCCCAACTACTCAGAACGGTTTTTGTGCTACTGTAGAACACAAAGTAGGTATTAAATGGTATCGAGAATTGGACGAATATAGTAAAGAAGATAGATACTTCAAAGAAGTAGCAGATGTTAATGAGCAAAACTGTGAGGCTGAATATCGCAGATTCGCTAGCTCCACCGCCTCTACTAGAGCGGAAGCTAGAGCTTTAAGAAAAGCTCTAATGTTGAAGAGAGTCATTGCAGCAGAAGAGGTAACTACCGTAGCTCCAATTGCGGATAATCCTACTGAACAAGGAAAGATAACTTTAGCTCAAATTAACTTCTTAGTGAATATAGCAAAGCGAAACGATATTCATTTAATGAAATATATTAATATGGGTAGAAATAAGTATAGAACTATTAATGAAGTTCCATACGCAACAGCTATTAAAATGTCTGGGGCTTTGAGCAGCTTCCAACAAAAACCAGAGAGCAAGCCGGAAAAAATTAAAGGTTGGTCTGATAGTTGGGCCACATATTGGGATACCTCATGGGATGTTAAAAATGAAATACCGGGTGAAACTAAATAATAATATCGTGGATAATATAGTGGCCTTTGATTTAAAAAGGCTAACGATTACCTATATTGATGAAAAAACTCATTTTCCGTATATACCCACCACTATACAATGTGAAGAGGGTGAAATAACACTGGAGCAAGTAAATGAATGAAAAAGATGTTAAACAAAAAATGGAAACTATTTATTTTCCAGAATATCGAATTTATAAGCCGAACAAATCGGGTTCAGGAGCCGCTTCGCGTCTGCAAATTAAAATAGCGGATAAGCAGGGAAGGCATCATGTGTACCTTTTCCTAGAATCCGCTCAACAAACTGGACTTGACTCTGAGGGAAATGCTAGTTTCGCTTGGACAGATAAGAATAAAAAAGTTACATTTAAAATGGAAGCTTTAGATGTTGGAGAACTTCTCTGTGTATTGGATGGAACTAAGGAATTTGCTGGAATGCCAGCTAAAGATGGAAAAGGAGGGTCCGTATTTCACCAAACACCTTTAGGGAATACTATTCTTAAATTCCAAAAGGCCGGCGATGTATATTGGTTAGGATTATCATCCAAGAAAAAAGATGGAACGCTTGTTAATGTAAAGCACGTAATAAGTATGGGGGAGGGGAAAATAATTAAAATATTATTAGAAGAAGCTGTAAAATTAATGTTCGGTTGGAGATAGTTAGAAAACAATATAATTAGCCGTCTTAATTGACGGCTATTTTGTTTCCAATTAAATTCTCATCTAATAGTAGAACTTAATTTCAAACCACTAATTTTATTCACATTTTAATTACAAATATTCGCAACTCACATAAGCTCCGAAATTAGTATGCGCTCCTATTGTATCTGGAGATACTGTGATAGCTACATACCAATCATGTCTACTATCTATAGTGCTAATACCTGATGGGCTAAGACCGCTAGTACCAGGACTGTCTACTAAACTAAGTTTAGACCCACTTCCACTACCTAATACCCAGGTCGCGTCCCCAGAACCAACATTAGTTTGTGTAGTTGCAGGATGAATAATTTCCGCAATTTTACACGTAACTCCACTCGGAGGATTATTAATATTGCTTCTATCAAAAATTCTGAATTCAGAATTCATGGTCCTAACACCTGTTGAATGAGTAAATCTAACATTCAATGTGGATAGATAGTTAGGAATTTGCGTTAGTAATATAGGAACTCCAGTTTGTCCTAAAACTGCTCCTGTACTAGAAACATATCTAACATTATCTACCTCTGGTCCTTCTATAGTTCCAACTGAGTTAGTTATAAAAGTTCTAGTATTATAACCAGTTCCGACTGGAATAGATATCCCAAACCCTCCTCCGAAAAACCCTAAACCGGAAGCACTAACATCATAGATATTAAAATCTTCACCGGCATAAAAACTTATACTTGCCATTCATTTTCCCTCATTATGGACAGTCAGCACTTATAATAACCCAAGCGGTAATATCTGGATTCCAACACGCTTGAATTTTAGTTAAAGCCGGCACTGTTCTGCTAAAAAAATTATACACTGTTCTATCTTTCTTTCGCCCGGTTATCTCTCCAGTTATTGACCATAGTTTAACTAAACCACTACTTCCACTAGGAATAGCCCCAATAGTTTTTCCACACATGAAACCGTGAGGGGTCCAAACTTTGCGCTCGTCATCCCACAATAGGTCAACTGCTCCCGTTTTCCAGTACCAAGATTTTCTTAAATAATTCGTAAGTTCCCCACCACTCAAATCGGTTGGGTTTGAGTTAGGAACAAATGCGTCATCAGTACACCAGCCCCAGCCGCTTAATATTAACGGGCCTCTGAGAGCAAATCCTCTAACATTTTCATCTGGCCCATCATTTAAATATGAATGGGCATCGCTGTAACTATTTCCATGTATATATATTTCAACATCATTATTAACTTTAAAAGGATTTAAAAAAGTGCCATCTATAGCGTCAGTATAAGAAGGGTTTGGCAATTCATAACAAGCCATTTCTTCATGGTTATACATGGTACTAAAAGGTCTAACAATTCCAGTTAAAGACATCGCCGCTGTTCTATTATAATAGTCAGAATTAATATTAATAGAAGTTATAAACTCGTTATCTGAAGTAGTTGTTACCGAAGTTCTTCTTAAATCAGAAAATTCTGCGTCACTATCTACCATACCAATAAGATAAGCATGAGGAGAATTTCTTTGAAATTGTCCAGGCCAACCTCTTAATTGCGAAGAGGCTAAAGTGGATATTTCTATATTAGCTAAATTCGGATTAGGTAAAAGGCTTTTTCTCCATAATTGTCTAGCATCTCTATTTAACTTATTATTTAATAAAGCAGCTTTTTTATATCTTTCAACTTCACCTTTATAATGAGTTCCTAGTCTATTAGCTGAAAAAGTTTGCATTCTATAAGTTGTTGTAACTCCTTTATCACTATATCTAATATCCATACCAGTTAGAGACGGTCCTAATAAAGCGTTACTAGAAATTTGAAGCTGGTCTCCAATATTAAATATTGGCGCACCAACCAATTCTATTGACCCGCTTTCAGCTTGTTGTTGATAACTAACAGCTTCTTCCACTTTAGCTCTCGCGGCTAAATCCATTACAGTAGAATTACCATAATTCCACGGAACTAATCCTGAGTCATGAATAAAATTAACTTTTCCATAAGCCCCAATTTTATACCACGGTCCATAACTTAATATATTACTTTTAAGAGGTATAGCCCATCCAGTAGGGCTGACTGGTAACGGAGATATCTTTCCGAAGAAATTTCCTGCTCCTAAACTATTCATTAAATTAGCACAGTCTACAGTATTCATTTGGAAAATAGCTGCAATTTCTGCGATTCCAGCGCCAGTAGCGTCAATAGGAACATTATATATAGGATTATTTACCGTAACAACTACACATGGAGTTAATTCATCTAAAAATACTATTTCTTCATCAATTGATATTTTAATATAAATTTTCCCGCCACCATAGATATCTACTAAATAATCGCCAGTATTAATTCTACTTAAATCAGCCCCAGATAAAGCTGCTTGAACCGCCATAGGCTCATATCTATTATCAGAAGTTTTAAAATTATCAGCAAATATTGACGATAATCCCAACGGAGCTACTCCAGATTCTATATATCCAGCGTTTGTAACATCATAGCTATGTAAAATTCTCCCTGTTTCAGACTCAGTTTGAGTAAACATAAAAGGTATTTCTATTAAATATTTTTTACCCAAAAATTCTTGAGAAATTTTTTGAACAAAATTATACATTCGTTGAATAATATAATTAGAAATATCTTCTACGCTCATACCAGAAGCAGCGGCTACAAAATTAGGAGCTAAATTTAAAGTATCTGCTGGGAAAACTGGAACTACTGGCCCATGCAAAATATTTATAGCTGGATTAACATTTGGAGAAATGATACCTATCATATCTGAAAATGTGGGCTTTAAAGCATACATATAATTTAACCAAGTATTAATATCTGCTAAAGCACAAGACATTTCTAATGCCGAACAATAATACCCATTAGTTCCAATTATATCTTTAACTTCAGAAGAATTTAATAAAGCTGTCATAGAATAATCAGTTCCAATTCCTATAATTGGATTATTATTGACATCTTTACCAAAATATTGATGAACAGTATGATTAGAAGATGTTTCATATATAGTAGTAACTTCGCCTCCAACTACAAAGGCTGAAGTTGTTTCATTTCTAGCTTCCAATCCAACTGTACTATTAACGCATAGTCCAGTTGCTAAATTTTCATTTATTAACTGTTGAATATAACCAACTGGAGGTTGTAACCTTCTACTTACAGTTCTAACTCTAATATTTCTAGTACCCGGAGTCATATCAACGAAAAAATCTAAAGCATTTTCATCACAAACATTTTGAATGATAGCCATCAAACTCATATTTGTACCACCTCCAACACGATACGAATTCGAGGTAGTTGGTAATTGGCTCAAATCTAAATTATAAGAATAACCTTTATATTTTAAAGGTCCGCCAAAATTCGTTTGTATTGGAGAATTAATTATATTTAATAAACCCTGTCTTATTAAATACCACGGCATCCCACTATCATTAATCTTAGACCCTCCAAAACCCAATAAATTTTCCCAATAACCAAAAACATTTATTAAATTTGGTACTCCGTATGTATTATTATTATACACTCCTAATATTACTTCGGTTCCATCTAATATATCTCTTGGGTCTTCTATTAGAACATCATATATAGGAAATCCTTCTTGAGATAAAGATTTTTCCCATTTTTGTAATAGTCCCCAAAAATTAAGAGACCCAAAAGTTACATAAGAAGGCGCTCCAACTGGAGGAGGTAAAAAATAGTCTCCAAGATACGAATCTTGGACTAAATTAACACGCACTGAACTTTTATTAGTCCCCCATCCTAATGATGAACTAAAATTCTTTACAGTTGAGCCAAATAATTTTAAACCTTCTAACGGCATTTCTTTTTCCTTTTATTATATCCAAAACCAAGAAATATTTCTTGAGTAATTTCCGTTTGTTGGACTCCACACTTTATCATTCTTATCTACATATGGACCCTGAATTGCTCCAGATGGAGTATAAGCAGATATTATTGATGTTACATCCGGTTCAGTTGGGGTAAAACTTTGTGTTTTTGCAGGCATCTGAATTTCTATAGTAAGACTTCTTTTATTTTCAGTCTTCGTAAAGATATCTTGTATAACCGGCCCTATAGTCCTGAGAACGCAAACATGTTTAGCGTATATTTCTATGGGTAATTGGTCATTAACAGTAATTGTTTCTTTTAAAGCTCCTGAAATCGTAGATGTTGGCTTGTCACTATATTCATAGTTATATGTTATAACGCCACTCAAAGGATTTTTTCCAACAGTTTTATTTATTACTACAGCATTCAATGTTAAACCTGAATAACCCTGCGCTCTAGTTATTAACATTCCTTCAATCAAGGCCCATCCAGCTTCAGCATTAACGTACTTATCCCCAACCCCAGGTTCATCCTGAGTATTATAACCAGTTATAGTTCCATCAACGCTTACAGTAGATTGATTTGTATCTGCCGATGTTTTAGTTGAAACAGTGTATTCTTCTATATATGGTCCTCCATCAAATAATACCCACGACTCTGTTAATGAATATTTCCCAGAAGTTTCATCTATATTTTCATTTTTAACATGATTATATTGAACCCAACTTCCATCAAATGTTTTTGCTAAAGAGGCTAACTTAATAGAATTATCGAATCCTAAGTTCGGCACGACTTTGTCATCCCTGGCAACTATCCAGCCTTTTCTCAATAAAACCCCTGTTCCTGACGGGTCATACTCATCTTTAGCTTCAGACGAAACAGAATGTGTTATTTTATAAGTTCTAACCTTTTCGTCGCTAGGCTCAATCTGCCAAGTTTCTTCAACATCATTATCTAATCCTTCTTCATTAGCGCATAATATAAAAGTCCCAAAATTTACCCTATCGGTCTCCATGTTAATAGTGTATTCAATTTTGTCAACCCAAATACCTTCGGCAAAATTTATATTCTTAATGCGAGGAATAAAAGTAATAGGAGAACTACCGTCATACGGTTGAATTTCAAATAGTCTATTTTGATTACAAAACAAATTTTGTAATGCCCCCATCTTATTCCTCAACAATGCTAGTCTTTTATCAGGATTACTAGCTATAACTAAACTTGTGTCAGGCGGATAACCAGACGAAGTCCAAAAAACTCCATCTCCGTCTGGAGAGCCTTTAAATGCTACTAAAGTTCCCTTAGCAGTAATATTAAAAGTTGGTCTTTTAAGTTTACCAGCGCCAGTTAATAAATATTCTTTTTCTATAGAAATATGTTGTACTGGTATTATCTTTTTATTATCATAAATCACAGGCAATGTAGCACCTTTTCCTTATTAATTTCCATGAGTATATAACGTTAGACTTTTAGTTTTAACATCTACAGTATTAGGCACAGATAATGCTAAACTTCCAGTTACGGCAATAGAACCAGTAGTACATAAAGTTAATTCTGCGTTAGCTGAAGGTTGAGAGCCACCCAAAATGTACAACGGTAAAGAAGCTCCATATGGAGCCTTCACAAAAAGTAACAAAATATTAGAAGATGGATAAGCATCTGGCTCTGTTCCTTCACCGATGGTAAAAAGTGAAAAGCTTCCAACAATACTATTATTCCAACAGGTTAAAGGGAGAGACGATGAGCAGAGAAGGCCACTTCCCCCAACATAAAGCATCAAGCTATTCCTGCCAACATATGCTCCCTCCGTATATAAATTTAAAGACGCCGTTGCCTGATTTTCTAAGGTAATAGAAAAATTTTCTAATATAGAGTTATTGGATAAAACAATCCCTTGTTTAGTATTACTATTATTAATAGATGGATAAGAATTAATAAGAGTGCTATTTACATAAATATACACTACTGGACCGGAAACCTGTAAAGCAACTGTGTCTCCATCATTAATAGTAATTCCTATTGGAATGGTATAAAGAACAGCCCCGCTTTCTACTCTAACAACAGTTGGATTAGCCCAATCTGTGCCAAAAAGAAATCCACTATAACTTTCAAGACCGGCTCCCAAACTATCATTATAATCGTATATAATCCCAGATGTTGAGCCTTGTTGTACAGCTATAATTTGAACGTACACATTAACATAAGATGATTGTAAAGCCACTGGATGATATTCACTAGCAGCTAATCCAGGATTACCAATAGCCCTATTAGACGAAATTCTTCCAGTGGAATTATTGTCAATCCAATTGCTTCCAGTATCACTGGGAGTGCCCAAAGTAGTATTATCAGTTCTATTAAAAGTGTCAGACCTTAAACTAGTAGAACCAACTACTAACCCAAAAGAATTAATACTACCGGAGGTATATAAAGGAAAACAGTTTATTCCTTCTTCTGTAATTATTTTATCTAAAAATTTCATGTTGGTATACCTGCTTCCGGAATATTATTTTTAATATAATTAGATAACACGTCTTTAGCTTTAGCAAGAATAAGTTTTTCTATTTCTGGACTCATAGAAGCAAAAGCTTCAGTCCCGCTTACATTTAAATTAACATTGTGAGTAAATTCTCCTTTGACTGAATCTGGGAAAGCTTCCATAGCCTTTTCTAATACATTAACCGAAGAAGAAAATATTCCTAGTATAGATTGCATACTATTAACATTTGTCCCAAAAATATTGAAAGCTTTGTCTAATAAACCAGTAAATACTCCAGTCCCACTAGAAACTGTTGATGAAGGAGGAGAGAAGCTACTAGGTTGCGGACCAGTAAATGGTTGAGGGCCAATAAAAGCTGGAGACCCAGGTGTATTAGAAAAATCTGGTGCTGGAGTAAAGTTTGGGTCATAAGAGGCAGCGCTTCTTCTAATCTCATCTAAAGTTCTAGGAGTCCCAGGTAGGGAAATACCAACCTCTGGACGTAAAGAAGATTGATGATTAAATGGTTGAGCGTTATTATCTCTAATTTCATCAAAAGTTCTGTTAAAGAAACCGTTATTAGAGGTAGAAAGGTTAGGATTAAATAATGGGTCTGGCTGTAGTATAGTCCCGTCCGGCTGGAGATTAAATAATCCGGGTAAACTTTCATTAGGAGCTAATCCACCAACGTCCGGAGTATTAAAAGTTTGAGGTAAAAATCCGTTTGATTCGCTAGGAAGCTGACCAGGAGTAGTACCAAAGCCCGGAGTACCTGGAAAATTACCTCTAGTAGTTGATGGACCTCTAGGTCTAGGTCTACCAGAAGCAGTTGGTGGAAAATATCTTAGGTTAGGATTAGTTATACCTAAACCCGGAATTACCTCGTTAGGAAATAAAGCATTAAGGCCAGCGGTATACGCATCAACGGGAGCCTGAACGCCAGTTGGTAACGAAGGACTTCCAAAACCTGGAGTAGAACCGGGTGTAACAGTTGGCGTAAATGAAGGATTAAAACTTGGAGCAGGAGTCTGAACACCAGTTGGTAACGAAGGACTTCCAAAACCTGGAGTGGGTCTGGACCCAGGAGCTATAAAAGGGACAATAGAAGAAATAATAGAATTTGCTGATAAAGAAAATTTTAAATCAGAAATTTTATTAGCACTTTCAACTATTTTCTTCTCAAAAACTTCCACTTCATTAGCAAATTTACTCAACGGTTTTTCAGCATCAAATTTATTTAAATTTGCTGCAAGCTTAGCAAAACCCTGTTCGTCTAAACCTTTCACTCTATCTAAAGTATATTTAGATATTTTATTTTCACCTAAAACATTTCTTTCCAAATTAAGCTTAGTGGAAGACAGTTTTTCTCCACGGCTTAAAGCTATATCTTTAATCTCATCAGAAATTAACTTTTCAACATCACCTCTAAATCTAATATTTCTTTGGCCTGTTTTGCTTTCCAAAGGAGTATCACTGGTAGTTGAATAAGCTAATTTATTAGTCCTTTCGGAAAGTTCGTTGTCATTTAAACCTAAATTCTTATTCTTTAAAAATTCTGCGATTCTAGCCTTATAATGTTCAATATCAACTTTGTCTTGGCTAATTCTCTGGCCATTTTCAGTATCATAAAAGGCTCCGGTTTCAAAACCTCCTACTGAAGATTTAGCTTGAGCAGAAGCCGGTCCTAAATCTTTAATTTGCTTTTCTAAGTTTCTAATTTCAACAATATCTTTATTATTCTTCAAAAAATTAACTTCAGAATCATGTCTTACTGCAATTTGTTTTGCTAAAAATTCTTTTGCTTCTCCTCTATTTCTCCCTAAATCTCCTAATTGTGTCTTAGTGTCTGACAATTTCTGTTCTTCACTTTTTATTTTTTCCTCTTTAATATTCTTATCTAATTTAGCAAAAAAATCGTTTTGTAATTTTCTTAAATCATCTGTTAATTTTTCATAAATAGTTTTTTGATTTTGTATCAAGGCTTGCTGAGCCGCTTCCGCTCTAGCAAAATTAGCAGAAATTTCTTGAATTAAAATTTTTTCATTATTCTTATCTCCTTTATCATTATCAAATACTCCTCCATAAAGCTTTGCTAAAGCCTCTTCTTTTATATCGCTCGCTCTACGCCCACCCAAACCTGTTAGCTTAGCGTTGCCTAATGAACTCAAAGTCTCAAAATATTTCTTGAGATTCTCAGAACTAAAATTGCTTACATTATTACCCTGTCCTGCCCCTTGATAAACTAATCTTAAACCTCGATTAATTTCAGCTTTCTCTTGAGGGCCAGAAGTAGCAAATCTTTCACCAAAGCTCAATCTAGAACTTTTATCCTGTTGGATAGCATTTAATTTTTCTTGAGCGGCAGCATTTCTAACTGTAGTATCAGTTAAATCTTTAAGAGCAGTTTGCAAATTAGAAGCTTCTAATTTCAACTTAACTAATTTATCAGCAGCATCTCTAGAAGCCTGAGATTTAAATTTATCCGCGTCAAACGCTCCTTGAGTTTGTTTAGAAGCTTCTAAAATATCATCCTGAACTTTCTTTAATTTATTAGCAATAGCATCAGGATTTTCAGACTGATTACCTAAACCAGTTAACGATTTTGCTCTTTCAGTAATAGGTCTATTCAAAACACTTAATGGGACATTATTATAAATAGAGCCAGAAGTATAATTCTGTTTTCCAGTTTGGTCAATAAAATTTCTAAGCTTAGCTAACTGAATTCCTCTAAACTTATCTTCTTCTATTCCAATAGTTTTAAGTCTACCACTCTGCTTTCCAAGCTCATTAGTATAACTGGTGGCATTTTGTGCTACAGTTTCCAATATCTTTCCCAAATTTTCAATAGGATTTACTTCAGTTAATAATTTTTCGGTTAATTTATGAATATCTTTTCTAGCATCTATACTTAATTCAGAAAAAGGAATATTTCCTATATTTTTAGATACGCTAGACAAAACTGTATTCTCTCTGGAGTCTAAAGTTCTCGTTCCACCAGTTAAAGATTGTGTTAAGCCTTGTCTTACTCTAATACTAGCATGTTTCTCATCTAATTTAGCATCTCCTAACACATTAGTCAAAACAGATGCTAGATTTGCTTTTATATTATCAAAAACTTTAGCAAACTCTACAATATCGTTACCAGCAATCCCTCTTAGACCTTCTACAGATTGGCCAAAAGCTTCTCTAGATGAACCGCCAGATAATACCCCTAATTTATTATCTGTTATTAAACCTGCTGAGCCAACTATACCATCAAAAATATCAGATAGTTGTAAACTATTAACTTGTAATCTAGCCATGCTAACAGCAACACTTTCAGCAGCTACAGCTAAACGGGAAATAGAATTTAATTGTTGGCCTACACCAACATCTGTTTTTATATCGCTTTCTTTTCTTTTCACATCTGTAAAACCTTCAACTCGACTTCTTCTAAAATCCTTAGCTACTTCTTCAACCGAAACTTTCTTTAATTGAGCAATTGGCTCCAATAAATCTCTATTTAAATCAATGAAATTTTTATCAAGCTCGTCTAGTCTAGCCTTTACATTTTCAAATGGTAAGCCTTCTAAATCAATATTAGTTTTAGCAAAGTTCTCGCCCATAGTTCTAGATTCTCGGCTTAGTAAAGCAAATATTTCTGGCAACTCTTTACCCAAACTTTGTCTTAATTCTCTGTCTTTACTATCACTATATTTAGTTACATCTAAACCTCGCTTATCATTACTAAATGGATTCAAACTCGCAAAAATACTATTAGTAGACTCTAAGGCTGCTTTTCCACTAGTTTCAGTTTGAATAGTTTTAATATTATTCTTCAAAGAAGCTCTAATAGCTCCATCTAACGGAGCCTCATTCTTCAATGTTTTCTGAATAGTTTCGGCTAATTCAGTTACAGCCTTACCAATTTTAGCTGATTTAATTTCTTTTTCAGCCTCTTTAACCCCATCGGTATAACCAATTATACCTCCAGCTAAACCACCTATAGCAGTACCTAACGGACCAAATGCGCTACCAAAAGCAGCACCAGCAGCAGCACCAGTTAATGCTCCACCTTTACCCGCTCTACTAGTCACACTTTCAGCTTTAGAATTATTAGTAGCAGCTAAATCAAAGTCAGCCTGTTTGTTCTCAAAAGCTTGGGCACCATAACCAGCACTAAGACTTAAAGCTATTAGTCCCGGTCCAGATAATCTATCTCCAAATCTACCTAATGCTCCCTTACCACCCTCTTCTTGCGGTCCAATGAAACGATTAAATCTATCTTTAATAGCTGTACCAGTTCTACTGAAAAAACCCGGTTCTTTAAAATTTCCAGCATCCGAAGCAATAGAACGTAATTGAGGATTATCTTTCAAAAATTTTTCTTGTTCCGTAATTTTATCTAATCTTCTTCGAGCTTCTGTAACAGTATTTCTGTCTTGATAAGGGAAACCTACAGAAGCAACAGTCTTATTACCTTCTTTATCAACCTTTACTGAAACTCTAGTAGTTTTATCTATAGAAACGCTAGCATTATCTGCTGCAACCTTAACCTCATTAAATAATTTTTTAGTAGAATCTAAAGACTTAACTAGTCTATCAAAAATCTGTTCTTTAAGAGGTAGAGGAACTTTACTATTATTTAATTTTTCTAATTCTTTTTCTAATTCTTTATATTGAGCAACTATACTACCAACATTCCCAGTTCTTAATACAGTTGGTACTGGCCCAGAAGAAACGGGAGGAGTAACACTATACTGCGGTCTACTAGAATTTCTAGCTTCTTCCGCTACTTGTCTTGCATTATCAAGTTGACTTTGAGTAAGAGCCGCGACTTTACCTTCCGGAGTAAGATTAAAATTTCGTCCAGTCGCTATTCTAGCTCTATTATCTTCTATCTCTTTTTGTTTAATTATTTTACGCAGTTCTTCTCTAGACAATACACTATCAACATCTACTGGACCTCCGCTAGCATAACCTCTTACCTTTCCAGTCTGATTCATATAATGTAAATCAGCAGTTCCAATCTTAGAAGCTGCTCCTTTACTGATGATGAATTCACCAGGAGTTAACATAGCCGGTACAGTATCAGTAGTGTTACCACCAGAAGCTTTTTTAGCTACCGGCTTAGCAGCTAAAGGAGCCTCAAATCCAGAAGAGTAACCAATTTCTTTATAAATATCACGAATCAAATCTGGAGCTTCAGATGTCTTATTATACGAAATAGAAAAACCTTTTTTACCATCAGCCGCAAAAGATATAGCTTTTTTAATAATATCAAGTTTTGCATTTGATGTAAAACCAGCTTTAACATCTACATTAGATTCTTTAGGATTACCAATACCAAACAAACCTGACTCTTTAATCTTTTGAGTACCACCAACAATATCAAAATCTGCACCCTGTCCACGAGAAGCCACTTTACTAGAGTTTGAATTCAAACTTAATAAAGCGCTTTCAAAAGCATATCCTAATATCCCTCTATTACCAATACTTTTAATTATATCGCCAGCCTGAGATACAGCTAAATCTCTATTAGGTAAACCATTTAAAAGAGATTTTGATGCCTCAATACCTAAATTTTGTATGCTTCCATCGACATCTTTAGAAAATTTTTCCGACTTAGTCGGGTTTAATAAATATGAAGGAACATCTCCTGTAACACCAATCTTTATCTCTGAAGCCGATGTTCTATTATTAATTCTATTATAAACTCTAAATCCAGATGTGCCAGAAGCTTCCAAAAATAAATCTTTATTTCCAGATAAACCTAAAACTGTTCTAATATCATCTCTTACTTTTCTTGATTTAGTTGCATCAAAAACAGCGGCACTATCTTCTCTAGAGATAGTCTGTAAACCTCTAGTGCTGGATTTATTACTAGCCCCACCATTGTCTAAAAATAATCCTCCGTAACTACCATTAATACCCATTGATATTACAGGTCCACCTTTAGCATATTTATTGATGCTATGAAGCTTATCATAACCAATAGCTTGAGCCGAAGATTTTTTAATTACAAATTCGCCCGGTGTCAAAACCGCTGGAACCGTATCACCATTTCCGTGTCCCGGCACAACTCCACCAGTTGCCAAACGAAGATTTGCAGAAGAGGCACCCTTCCCTGCCAATCCCAACGCCGAAGTGTCCTGCGCTGTCCCCCGTATACCTAATAATGAGGCTAAAGAACCATCATTAGATTTTGCATTTAAATATTTTTTCATAATATC